AGAGTCACCGCTCATCCCCCCATTGGCGCGGGCAGTAAGGTTCGCCGCACGATGGCTCTCCGTCAGTGTCTCAACTACATGCAGTTCATGCCCCGCGCTGGGCAGGAACGTCTCATCCGCATGGCCATTGCCAACGAAACGAATGGACGCACCGCGCAGTTGTTCATGCCGTTGAAGGATGACCCCAACCCGTCCGAAACCGTGGCCGCCTCTATCGCATCCATCCAGAACAACCAGCTCATGGCAGGTCAGGAAGTTCCGGTTATGCCGAACGAGGACCACAGGACGCACGCGGAAGTGCATGCCAACTTCATCATGTCCATGCTACCGGACGCACAGCTGGAACCCGAAGAGATGGCCCAGCTAGCTCAACCTCTACAGCTTCTGGTCGCCCAGTTGGCAGGACACATGGACTATTTGCAGGCCGCCAAGGAAGTTGTCCCCGAATTTGAACAGTACGAGAAACTGGTCAAGAGGTGCAACGAGGTTATTACCAATGGCATGCGGGCCTTGGAAGCGATGCAACAGAACGAAGAAGCGGCTCCCCAAGAAGGACCTACTCCTGAACAGATGAAAGCCGAAGCCGAAATTGAATTGAAGCGCATGAAGACGGAAGCTGAAATCCAGTTGGCTAAGGAAAAGCAGGATGCCGAGATTACTCGTAACGCCGTAGAAGCTAACGCTAAAGCGGCTCAATCGCTGGGAGGTGCACGATGAAGGCAGTTCCTACCTACACTGTCGAAGGGTTCAAAAGCAACAAGGCGGCGACTGGCCGCCTTGCTGAACTCCTGCATGACCCGGTAATGGAAGAAGCTCTCTGCATTGTTCAGTCAAAACTCAATGCGACCTTACAGCCCACAATGGAAGCCGCCGCATTGAATGGAGCTTTCGCGGCTGGGGCTAAATCCGTTATCGCCGCTCTCTTCAATCTGGCCGAAGAGAATGAAGAAACCGAATCCCCGGTAACTATGATGAATCATCCCATGACCGAGCGTAACGCTTGGATTAACTCACTTTCACCTAACAAGTAATACTTAGATGGACAACGTAAATATTCCCGCAGTAGCGGAGGGCATCATAGATGGTGCCATTCACAACGACATACATAACATTTTCGAACAGACCCTGTTCGCCCCGGATTCCACGGATTCCACTCAACCCACCAATCCCGCTAACCCCACGGCTCCCATTGAATCCCCGGACGGTACGGTAGTCATGCCAGATGCTGGCCCCCGCATCGCGGATGATGAAGTAGTCAATACCACGGGAACCCCGGTTCCCTCGGATGACACGGAATCCGAGGAAACCGAGGAAGAACAGAACGAAGAGGGGGAAAACGAAGAGGAAGAAAACGAAGAAGGGAAGAAGGAAGAAAAGAAAGATGATGGGCCGAAGGAACAACGGGCTAGCAAGGCGGCGAGCAAGGCATTCGCTGAAATGCGCGTCCAGTTGAGGGGCGCGAAGAAAGAAATCGCGGACTTGAAGGCCAAGCTGGAAGAAGCGGGTAAGTCCACGTCAAGCAATGAAGAGCTTGAATCTCTGCGAGAAATTGTACGTGGCTATGCCTTCACCGCAACCGAAGAATACAAGACCAATGTAACTGCCCCGTACAATAAGGCTAACGCCAAACTTGTGGAGATTGCCCGCGCGAGCGGAGCCTCCCTCGACATGGACAAGCTGAATGAAGTTGCCCTTAATCCCGACCTCGACGAGTACGACCGGGAAGAAGCGTATGAGGCCATTGGGAAGGAACTGGGCATCAGCGATTCTGCCATGTTCAAATTTGTCCGCATGGCTAAGGTCCGCGACGCGGCCATTGTCGCCCACGGAAACTATCAGGCCGAAGCCGACAAGTATGTGGAAGAGTTGAAAGCCAGCCGCGGCGGCAAGTCGGAGGCCGGGACCTACACCGTCAATCTCGACAACTACACGTTGGAAGCGATGAAGGAACGCGCCAAGGAACTGGGCATGACCACGGAGATTACCGAAGAGAATGTGAAGCATGCCCGCCATCTTGCTCACAAGATAAATAATGGTTCCTTCATGGACGGCGCACTGGCCGAACTCATGGTTAAGGAACTGGCAGATGCTCGCGCGACAATCGAGGCTCTCAACGTGAAGGTGGCCAAACTCCGCAAGGCCCGCCCCTCCGCTAACAGTGGTAGCTCCAAAGCTCCGGAGACCCAGCCACCCGCCGGGCCGACCGCAGTCGGGGACATTATCGGTAGTGCCTTCGGATTATAATAAATTTTCCTTGACATACTGGTAATTTTATGACAAGAATGGAGCATCAAATGCGGTGCCCCATTCTTGCTTTCCCGCGAGCAAACCAAAACAAACCTTTATGCAGGTGTGAAAATTCTTGGTCCTGACCCTGCCATGACCGCGTAAGACCCCAAAACAAAATCTTCCAAAGAGAACTAGGCGTTGCAAATTAAACCAAATTTAATTTACAAATGGCTACTTCTCCTAACGATATTCAGGCCCAAGAATTGAAGCTGGTCACGATGACCAACCTTCTTAACGCCAACATGTTCAGCACCTTTGCTCGTACTTCTCCGTGGAACTCCCAGATGATTATGACGGGAGAATGGACTGACGGTGTTGGTGATTCCGGGCGCATCGCAACCTTCGGTGCTACGGACCCCCGTGCCGAATGGATGAACATTAACCTCGCTTCCACCTCCAACCAGATTCCGATTACGGTAAATGATACTGGGGCTACGGAATACTCCTACAGCCGCTTCATCACGAGGCTTTCCTCCCAGAAACTGGACGTACTCCGTATGCGTCAGTCTTGGCAGGCTAAGCAACAGGCCGAGAATGCGGTGAAGCAGTTGGTCCGTGCCGTCGGTAATACTTGGTCTCGCTTCTACCGTCAGAGCTACATCAACATCGCCAGCTACAAACTCATCCCCACGAAGGCGGGTGTTGTTGGTCTCGATGTCGTGAGCAACGATATTAACTCCATGCCGGAAGTTAAGCCCGAAGCCGCTCTGAACGACGACCTGATGAACCAAGCTTGGCAGTTGCTCATCAATGAAGGTGCTGGCGAATCTGCCGCTCTGATGGACCAAGGTTCCCCTGTCTTCTTGGCTTACACGTCTAAGGACACCGTGGACTTCATCCTGCGTCATAACGAAGTTATCCGCAAGGACTGGAACTTCGCAGAGGCCGCGGAAGGCAAGGATGCTACCCTCCTGCGTCAGCTGGGCGTGAAGTGGACGTACAAGGGCTTTACCTACATCGTGGACAACATGAACCCCCGCTACACCTTCGACGACACCAAGCCGACTGGTCAGAAGTGGGTGGAAGTTCCCCAGTATATCAAGGTGGAAACGACTGTTGGTAATCGCTATGTGCCGAACCCCGCGTACATGAACGCCCCCTACGAAGATACGATTATCTTTGTGAAGGACGTGTACAAGTCCCTCGTTCCTCGTCCGGTGTCTGCCTACGGTCAGGCCAAGTGGGACCCCGTGACTTACGCTGGTGAGCTGGTTTGGGTGAACAACAAGGACAACGGTGATAACTACATGGGTACGCAGGGCATGTTCATCGCGACGCTTTCTGCCGCTCCGATGCCTGTCTTCCCGCGTCACGGTGTAGTCATCCGACACATTCGCACGACCGCTGGCCGCGAACTCGTTGGTGCTGACGGTAAGCCCGTTGGCTCTCTGGTAAGTACCCCCGCGGCAGTGCCGGGCCTCTAAGCCTAAACCTATAACCCTTAAACCGAGGCGGGCGGGATGAACCCGCTCGCCTCAATTTTTTATCTGCATGAAGATTACGTATGACCCTGAAAAATTTGGAGACCTTAAACCGGGGGATGATGTTCAGCTCATGGGAGTTGGCGTTGTTTCAGATGACGGCAAATCTATTGAGATTGTTTCTATCGAGGACCAAGAAATAGGTGACGATGATAGCGACGACGACGATAACTCCGAAGAAGAAACCGAATCTCCCAAACAGGAAACCGAAACCGAAGAAGCCGAAGAACTGGCAGAAGGAGCCGACATTGGTTCTATTATCGCCTCTGGCTTTGGAGCATAACCTTTTAACTAAAACTCTTAACGAAGAATTATGGCAATAGAAAATCTTCTCATCCCCGCAGAGAATGCAACTATCGCTCGCGGGCAAATCTATCAGCTTACCGAACTGACCGAGGCTACTCGGTATAAGTTTATTGTCACGTCTACCAAGTGCCCGCATGTGGTCATCGCGAAAGATGAAGCGTTGGAGCAGGTGGAAGCCGAAGGGTATCTTTCTGGTCGTGCTTTCTACTTCGTGACGGAGGATGGTCAGACTAACGCTTACCTTCGCATCGATGCCCTTGAGGGCGCGGAGATTACCTTGACTATGAAGGCTGACCAAATTCCGGCTCCCGAAGAAGCAACTCTTCCCGCAGACTTATCACCTGACAAGTGGTATAGTATCGGTGATTTAGTCGCAGATACAGGGTATGAATTGAAAGTAAGTGCGGAAGTCCCTGTAACCGTATTTGTCAAGACAGGAGATACCATTGCAGACGCAATAGAAGAACCTCCGTTTGTAACTGCCGCAGGGACCACCCGTTTCACTTCCACTGGCACGAAAGCGTGGGTATACGTAGATGGAGCAGTAAAGGCTAACGTTGACATCGTAGCCGCGCAGGGGATTGAGGGTCTTACCGCTCCCCAGCTTACGACCCTTTCGGACACCGTTTCCGACGTAGCTCTTGTAGGTCCTACCCCTGCCGGATATTACCGCGTGGACTTCGTGACCGAAGCCGCCGCACCTGAATTCCAATACGATGGCAACATCACTATCCAGAACCAGAACGTAGTCCTTACCAACGTAGTTGGGGAAGCAGGGGCGCAAGGTCTTCTTCCTCTCACGGCCGCGCAGGGTATTGTGACTGGTAAGAACCTTCGAGGAACTCTTATCTTTTCACAGGGAACCGCTCTTGGTGCGGGACAGCGAGCCGCCGTTGCCTCGTTCCAGATTCCTACGGGCGGTGATGCCGAGACCTTTAAGGGGACTGCGGTGATTACCTTCGTTGGAAATATCGCATAACCAACAATTAAACCTTGACGGGGCTGAACTCATGAGCTAAACTTTTATGGGTTCAGCCCCAAATTTTTACTATCATGGCACGTAAACGTTCTTCTAAAATCAATATTGAAAACTACGTCAGCGGTTCTCCTATTACACCGGGCGTAACCTATAAGCTGGGCGATGCCGACACGCACACCGCGTGGCTTCTTGCTTCCAGTTCTCCCTGTCTCTTCAAGCTTTCCGCTACCGCTCCTACTGACGAACTGTGGTCCAACATTACGCCGGAACAGTTCATCATCAATGGTTCGGTCGCGGGACAGGTGATTGAGATTGCATCTCCCGACGGTAAGTACTTCGTCGTCCCCACTAACGCGCAGGACAAGAACGCCTCCGTCGAAAGTGCATACGCGACGATTGCGCTTCACCCGTTGGGGGTTCGACTACGACCAAGAGTATGAGGCCCTCCCGCTGGACGGTGATGGTCCTGTCTCCGAAGGTTTCTACAAAATCTCCAACCTCGAAAGCGGTAAGCTCTACTCTATCAATGTGCATCCTGACTTGGGCGGCTTGATGGAAACGAAGCCTAATCCGGAATTCAGCTATGCGCTCTTTAGCGTAGGAGCCGACAACAATCCTAAGGCATTCCTCGCTGGCGGTAAGACTACTGACCAGCTGGTCTTTGTGGCAACTGAAACTTCCGCAATTCTTTCTCTCGGCAGTACGATTGAAGAAGCGGGCTACTTTGTCTCCATCAGAAATTTTAGTTTAGGCTCCGGTGAGGGTGGCGGTTCTGGCACTGGCTTTGACCCAGCTAGTGACCAGACAATCTCCGGGGCATGGAGTTTCACCAACACGGCGGGATTGGTTCTCGGAAACGAAGTTCCTTTAGTTCTCGGACAAGGGGATGACGCGGTGAAAATCCACGGGGACGGTAATGGAGCCGCGGTCATTGAGGGGACGAACGCTTCCCACATGGACGTTGCGATTCCTGTCAAGTTCCAAAACCCCACCACTTTTGATGACGGCATTAGCTTCGTTGCCACCACTGGCGAGAAGATGAAGTGCATCCTCTTCGGCAAGGAGAGCGGTCCTACGCGAGCCATACTCTACGAAGAATCCAACGGTTTCCTCTCCATAACGAACCCCAATAACGTCAACGATAAGACAGCGACCATCGATGGGGCGGGGGACTTGTGGGTCTACAAAAATGAAAACCATAACGGGGTAGTTACGTTCAACGCCCAAACCCGTATGCACGGCACCATTGACGTGGGCGGGGTTATGACGTTCCGCAAAACTCCCAATGCCAACAGCGGCATCAACATCCCGCTGGCCGCGGGTGCACCGACGAATACGGGGGCGGTTAATCGCTTTTATGCGTTGGGATTGGCTGGCGAGACGAACATCCTGACCACTAATGCTTTCCTCAATACGGCGACCATTACCAAGACAGGGACTTCGACTGTGACCCAAACAGTTCCCTACCATATAGCTACTATTAAGGTTCCACCGAGTACTCATTCAACTATTAAGGCAGACTTTGTGGGAGTTAATGCCTGCTGGAATTATTCCAGTTTCGCAGGGTTCTCTTTCGTTTGGCGTGCTACTGGTGCCGCAAAGTTGTCCTTTGGTATCGGCCGCGGCGGGAAGACGATTCGCCCCGACCTTTCCATAGATTCTTACAGTATTATCCCGGCAAACGGTTTGGCTTATAATCACGGCGAAATTCTGGATATTACTTTTGATAATGTCAGGGACTCACAGCGCAACGGTTATACAATAAAGGTGCGTGAGATTTACGCGCTGACAGCCGCGGATGGCTGGCAGGTGAAAACCACCACCAGCTTCATCCCAGCCAGTCAGAACGAGCCTGTTCCGTGGACGATTGCCAAGGTTATCTACCAACAGAAATCTGTCGCCAGTATTGCCAGGTATGAAGATACAGGCGCACTCTGGCTCATGCTCACCGGAGGTCAGGGGTATAATCTGTATCAAATTGCCACATGCCGGGGCGTCTCCAATTTTGAGACCGGCGTCGGCATTTCCAGTTGGGTTGCAGATGTTGTGAATAATGCGGGTGGCAACGTTTCTGTTTATGCGGGAATCGGAGAGTACACTTATTACCAGCCGGGAGGAATGAACCCGGTCTTTTATGGACTGGAAGCAATGGCCGTTAACGCCATTGAATCCGAGGAAGCCACGGATTTTGTGGATATTAACAACCCCATTGAACAGGCATGAACAACGCAGAAATACAAATTCAATTCCCACAGCCCGGCGACTGGACCAAGCTCATTATGAGTGTAATCTACGCGGACGCACTGGGCTTTACGCACCTTGACCAGTACAGTGAGACCACAGTTCCGGATGAGCAGATACCTGCAATAGCCAAGGCTATCGAGGCCATTGCCGCTCTTGACGAACAGTGGCAAGCGTGCCAAGTTTGGGCACGATTGGGAGATATTCCATCTCCATCCAGCCCGACGGACAAGGTGCCCGCAGTCCTTCTGACTGTCGAGGCTACCGGGGATTCCGGGGGTACAAAAATATTTACCCCTGACCAATATCCCCAGTTCGTACTCACCGATAGCGGTACACTATCCTTCTTTAACTTCTTCACAAAAGGATGATAATCATGAGCTTACTCGAACTTCTTGACTTACTTGGCTGGAAGCGCAAGTAGCACATCGCCCCGGAGGCTAACCCCTCCGGGGATTTTTATTAAAATAATTTCTTGACAAATAATAAAATTATTATATGGTGGTGCCATGTCCAAGACATCAAACCCCAAACAGATAACCAAGATTGTTATTGACGAGGCCAATGGCTTGACACACGTTTATATGTCAGACCTTAGCCCGAAGATAGTTAAAGCCAATACCTCGGCCCCAACGAACATTCCTACCAAGAGCGAATTCTCTTTTCGCGATGAATCCGTAGAATCGCAAGCAGTAGTTGAGAAGGCCTTTGATGAGGCATTCCCAGAGGAAGAACATCCCTCACTGTTCTGTCCTATCTGCGGTGGTCTGCTGGAAGAAAGACGGAAGGGTAACTACGAGTTCATTCAATGTGTGAGTTGCTCACTGGCCGTGCAAGGATGTGATAACGATGACCCGGAGACAGCGTATGAAGAGGCATGGAATAATGCTCGATTCTTCATTGACCATTGTCCTCCGCTTCTGCGCCTCCAACCCGGTGCCGAAATCCAGTACTTCGACGGTATGTTCCGTCGGCATACCGGAATCGTTGCAGGAAGAACCCGTGTCTCCATGCGCATCCTGTTGGAAGATGGGCGAAGCATTGAACCCGGCAGGATAGTTGAATGGCCGTGGGGAATGGAGCAAGCCGAGTAACCATGAATACATTGCAAATAGGAGATGAACTAGTAGTAAACGAAAGTAATTCAGGCTATCATTATTTCCGAGTAACAGAGATTTATAGAAATGAATCAATGTTTTTCGGGGTTTGTCTCAAAACAAATGAAGTAGAACAATTCAAATATGAAGATGTTTCTGAATGGCCGTGGGAACTTGAAAGGGTAAACTAATCATGAATACATTGCATCTATCAACCACACAATACTTCGCGCTTGCAGGCCTTTTCGCGCTTGCGGGTGTAGCTCTCCGCGGCTTAGGAGGTACTGCCCTCACCGAGATGGCCAAGAGGCTGAAAGCTCACTTGAAGCTCATTGGCATTGAGACCAATAGCTACCGGACGAGAGGAAGCGAGTATACCCTATATGAGCGCAAGGAAATGGAGAACATATATAACCATATCTTCAATACCTCGGTTCAGTGGGTTATCTTTGGGCTAATCGGACTGACCGTAAGTATCATTGCCGAGTGCCTCTACACTCTTCCCGCACCTCCGCTTTATGTCCTCTCTCTTATCTCCGCATGGATTGCCGCATGGTATCTCTTTATTGTTTTATCTAACTACATAACCACAGGGGTTTTCATGTGGATGACCCGCTATCGACTTTACCGCGAATACCCAAACATCAAATTCTAACATGGAAAAGAATCAAGTTAAACTCGGAATGATTGTCCGCGTCGACTACGGCCCTTGCGGTCGCGTCGTGGAAATCGACAACGAAAAGGACTTCTACCCGTACAAGGTATGCTATTCGGGAGGATTAGCGGAGTGGGCCTCTGCTTACCAGATGGAAGAAGTTCTAGATGCGCCAGAAGAAGTTCTAGATGCGCCAGAAGAATCTGTCCGCGCCAGTTGCAATAACACCGCCAAACCCCGGCGACCGTTCAAGAGAGGGGATAGGGTACAATACATTCCTCGTGGCTGGGTAAGCTACGACGAAGAGCCTACGCCCTATCAGGAGTACGCGGTTTACGATGATGAAGACAGCGACGGCTGGGTAGCTATCGATGGAGTGACCACTAGCTACTTCAACACCGTTATGTTCTTTGACCTCAAACTAATTGACTAACCATGACCACAACGATATTTGTTAGTATTACTGACATCCTCGCATGGGGTGCTATTGCTCTGTGCGCCCTCGCCCTATTCACCCTGTGGGTAATCGAAACCATTAAGAAACACATCAAAAGAAAATGAACGACGAACCAAATTGTTGGACCTGCGCATACAGTGACCTCCCCGAAACCGCGGAACCCTGCGCCAGTTGTGACATGTACTTTAGCCACTTTGAACCCAGTGAACCCACGCAAGCGACGGAATCCACGGCAAGCGAGGATGCACGGAGGTGCACCCTCTGCAAATTCCGGGATAACCTCCGTTGCAATCCTCCATGCCAGAAGTGTGCTCTCTCTCCCGGACTTCCCAGCTTCACCCCCGACACCAACAAATTGGTAGAGATGGAGATGATGAAGCGGGAAGAAGCAAAGCGGAGGGAAGCCGAGATGGCTGGTCCTACCTGTCTGACATGTAAACATAAGGGGGTATCTATCCAAGAGGAACCCTGCATCTCCTGCAACGGCTATCAGAATTATACCCCAGATGAATCTGCGCCATGTGCCGAAGGTACGGACGAGAACGATGATGTCATCGAACCGTGCAATACTTGCACTCACCGGGATAACCTCCGTTGCAATCCTCCATGCTCTCATTGCCGACAGGAGCGGGGAATTGAGTACCCGGAATATGAAGAAGCGGAAGAGGATGAAGAGGATGTCCCCTCCCCCTGCTCCACATGCAAGTACGGGGACTTGCCCGGAACCGTGGGACCCTGTGCTTCCTGTTTCGACGAGGGGCTGGACCATCCCCTGAACTACGAGGAAGCCACGGATTCCGGGGACGAAGGCACCGTGGGTTCCACGGATTCCGGGGTCAAAGGAATCGTGCCACAGCATATTGTTGATATGTTTGTCGAAAGAGTGGGGCAAGAGGTGCGACGGTATTTTGAAGCCTGCGACGCCCGTCCACGTCCTTGCCCCTACTGCGGAGAAATCCCGGAGGTCGTGGGGGAAACCATCTATCCCGGAGAGGAACATTGCTATGTCGTCTGCAACGGGACCAAGCTTCTTCCCCATAGCATTTCCATTCATGGCCGCACTCGCGAGGAAGCGGTAGCCCACTGGAATAGCTTCGTATTAACTATGAAGTCCCAAGAAAAATGAACGCTCACTGGACAACCATTAGCGGGGGAGGATTCGTCCTCCCCATTAACTCCATACTAATCGCGGAGGGAGACCTCGCCGCATAACATTTCATCTCATGAACCTACCATACATTGGACAAACGAAAGGGCTTCGCCAATATCTTATTGACGAGCGCATTCTCTCTCCTATCGAAGTTGGTCTAGCCTCCGACACAGAGCTACTCGACACAATCATTAAACGAGGATATTCCTTCGTCGTACCCTACAATGGTAGCTATACGACCGGAGACGAGATTCTTCTAATCCCTAATGACGCATTGAACCATGCAGTCAAATTCTCACGCTAAACGTATGTACACATTAATTGGATTCCTTCTCGGTATTCTCTTCTACTACATCATCGAGAACAATAACGACAACGACTTAACCCCTGCATGAAGAAGAACAGAAGAGGACTAATCGTCCATCCCGGATTAAAACATCCAAGACGGCCACGGCATAGTACTCCCCCGGTAAAGAACATACCGAAGGGCTACATTGCCACCGGGGAGATTGCTGATAAAATCGGGAGAAGCTCCGTGTGGGTAATTCACGCCCTGAACCGATTGAAGGTCAAACACGTTCGTTGTGGGCATACCATGTACTGGGAAGGGGAAGGAGCCAATGAATATATTCAGATGCAGGTCAAAGGCCTATATGACAGTATCCCGGAAGGGTACGTTGATGTAGCTACCGCATTGGAATCTACGGGCTTGAAGTCTCCGGCGTATCTGACCACCCTATTCAAGCGGGGCAAGGTTCAACGTGTACGGTATCGTGATGATAGCGACCCTCGCGGGCGTAGGACACGATTCGCGTACAATCTGGTTGACTTGTTGTCCCATTTAGGTTTAGATAGCTCTGACGTATGAGAACGACCTACTCCACAACCAGAACCGTACAGAAGGGCCAGAGCAATCAACAAACCTTGCTCGGCCTCCTTCTGAATATCGACCTCCTTGACTTCTCCCTCACCATTGATAACATACGTGTCCTTCTGTACATGCACGCCAATGGATTTGAGAGTGAGCATAGTAACCCGGAAATTAGCAGGGGTACTCGCATCCAGATATCATCTCTCTACTATGTCCTGCGCAAGCTGGAAGAAAAAGGGTATATTGAATACGAGGGAGTGAGGGGGTCGAGGAAACAAACTAAAAGTAAACTAACTCCGAAAGGTATCACTTTCTGTCGTGACATCTTCCGGCCACAAACAATCTAATCAACAACATGGAAAGAAACAATCTCGATGAACAAGAAGAAGTCGCGGCCAAGCTCTATAGCATGGCTGAACTTCCCACCCCGTGGGACCAGCTCACGTCAGTTAAGAAGATGCCCTTCATGCTTATGGCGGGCAAACTAATCAGGGGAGAGGCTGACATCTTTGCCCAGCTGACGGCGAAGTACTGTGTCCAGCTTGGCGTACCCGGCAAGTACAAGACTATCATCTCCGGGATTATTAGTGCCGCCCTTGGAGCTTTAGCCATGTTTGGGGCGTTGGGGCAGAGTAGTTGCACCTACGCGGATGTGAGTAAGGACCGCGCAGTTATCTGCAATGGAGAATCCTGTGTCATCGTTAGCCCCGGAAGGTTGACCTTTACGCAGGAACAGCCCAAGACGGATGCAGGTCCTGTAGTAATTCCTTCCAAAGAATACTGCAAATAATATGGCAGAAGAGTATCAAGAGATTCCACAAGCTCCTGACCTCTTTAATCATCCCGTACCCTCGGTTCCCGTGGGTACGGAGATGTTTAATGAGGCCCCGCCGTTTGATTCAATGCCGGACCCGATTGCCCCTGTCTATGGGGATAGTGATGTAGGGACGTTCCATACCCCGGTATATAATGATGACCCCCTCATGCGCAACCGGGAAGAGAGCATGTTCTCCGTCGTGTATGACCCAGAGGATTCCGGGCCTAACGCAAAGGTCATGTACACCTGCGGTGTTGTCATTGATGATAATGAGGTGCATGAAATTGGTGGTGCGCCGGGGACGTTGAAGGCAGTGGATAGTGGAGAGAAGGCACCATTGGATAAGGATATTATCTGGTACGTAAACGTAAAGAGTGACCGCAAATCTTCTACGGTAAGTAGCAAGAAAGATACCAGCGCGGACTTCTCCGTCCCCATTGCGAGGATGAGCAAGGGCAGGAACGGATATATCCAGCAACTTCACCGAGGTGCTATCTTCATTGGAGGTGGCGGCGGTGGCGGCAAGTTCCCATACAAGGTCACGACGACTAAGGAGCAGGACGCAAACAAGAACTGGCATACCTACGCAGTTATCGAGCCGGGCGGTTTCCGTGATACCGAACGGAAGAAGGTGGAGATTGACGGGTTCAAAGACGGGGCGGCTAAGAAGGAAATCGTAACCGACGGTGAACTTCCCGTACTCCTTGAATGGGAATACACTTGGCCCGCCAATACCGTGACGAACGCCAAGCTGGTTGTTGATGATAAGCCGTGGGATGGTAAGGAGGTAATCACTCCGATTGAGAGTGCCGAGGGAACGGGTAAGAGCAAATGCGCGATTGCCATCCTGACGGTAAAGCGAAACCCGCAGGACAATAGTCTTGACGCAACCGTGAAATCCCAGCTGGTCAATACTGGACTGGCCGCCGTCTGGTATAGTGGCTACGTGGACGGAGTAAGCGGACGTGTTGGGCAATATGCAGAAGTAAGTACCGTAGCACCATGAAGTCTCACCTCTTACTCCCCACGAACTCGTCGAAGGATATTTCGGTTTTAATGAGGAAGAATAATCCTGACTACACTGAACAATATAAAAGTAGTTTGTGGTATGGAACCCAAGGACCCACGGTTTCCGGGCTTCCTGTACCTCTAGGTCGAGCCGTAGCTATTTCACCAAACGCAACGCATAAACCGGGGATTAAGTGCAAGAACCTTGTGGACGCGTGGAAAGTCTTCAACACATTGAAAGGATTTAATTCCATCGCGCTTCCGGCGAAGTTGCCTAGTCAGAATGGCATTCCCGGAGGCGTCGATGCTCGTACTCAATATCGAGTATACGAGCCAGCACTTTGGTTCGCATGGCAGGGAGTGCCGGAAGGAACTGAAATTACTCCACATGAAGTCACATTGCAGGAAGCCCGCGATTGGCCCTACTATGACGACGGCTGGCTATACCAAAACAGTATATACGGACCACATTATGGAACCGGATTTATGGATAATATGTGGTACATTGAATTAGAAAGTGGAGCAGTTTATCTGGATGTAAGTATCGAATTAAGCTTCAAGTATGAGAGAAAAACATCCTCTGGTGTATGGCAGACCTTTTCGATACTTGCCTATGTAGGCTACCCCATTAAATATTGGGCGAATGGGAATAAGGCTTCCATGCGAACAGTCACATGGAACACCACGATAGGTGGAGTAGAAGTTGACTGCCTTGGAAGTTATTACTGTTGGACCCCCTACGTTGCCGCTCCCGAAATCTCCCAAATGAATCAATGGTTTAAGGGATTACAGTTCACGACACTTTGATATAGCAGTACAACTGGCTTATCGATTTCGTACATCGAAATGTCAGGACGTTAAACTCCCACGGAACCCACGGAACCCACGGCCAAATGGTCACAATGGGTTCCGTGGGTTCCTCTTTGTGTCATACCAATTAAAAATTTCTTGACCAGAATCTTCTCCTGTGTATGATGGCGGGCATGGACAACAACATCCATTATATCATTAGCGCGTATAACCCCTCCCTTCATTGGCCGGAGAGGGAATCAAACCTAATCCATTACACGGTCAATTATCTTAAATCCCTGCACATCCCCGGCGAGCGCATTACCGTCATGTCCGAGGACCTTGGCGTTCTTTCATGGGCCAAAGCGGAGGGGCTGAACGTCGCCCGCGTCCCTGACGTACCTGATGAAGCCATCCTCTCCATCGCCGCAGAGCATGCGGGAATGGACATCATGGTGCTCGATACTCAATGCCCGGTGCGCGAAGCGGACCTTCTCGACGTTATGGCTAGCCAGATAGCTACCGAGAAGGATGTCATCTTCATCTCCGCATACATGGGAATGAAGCGGACGAACATCGACGACTACCCTGCATGGACCAGTATAGTTGACGGTAGTGTGTGGGGGTTCCGGCACGATAGCGACCTGAAAGCCATTAAGAAAATGAGAAGTATCTATTATGTCTATCATGACGCGTTCGCCGGACACTTCGGAGTGAGCCTCGACTACCAATACGACAAGGAGGTTCTCGACATCGCCGTGAAACGCGGCTGGGAAAAGAGCGCAAGCACCGCTCCCTGCTCTGCGGATTATCCGCGCCGCGTGCAGATTATGGTTGACAAACCCAAACAGAATATCTAATCTTCATCCACATCATGAACACGAACCAATTATATTTTGACGGAAGCCTCGGACAGTTTATTCGCAAGGCAAACTATGAACTGGTAAGCGTAAATCCCACGTTGGAAGTTCAGCATGGAATATCCTCCCTTGTCCTCCCTCTCGGTGCAGGATTTAAGGGAGACCTCCGGTTTAATTTCTCCCATGCCTCTGCTCTTCTTGTCAACGTCTCCCCGTCAAGCCCCTTTGCATGGAAGATTCAGTTAGCCCCGCTCAACGCCGGAGCCTTGCCTGTATGGAAGACAGTCGCGTCTGGCATGACGTCCTCGGTGAAACCCGGAGGCACTACTGACACCATTATCCTTCCGACCGATATATTTGAATTAGACCCTGCCGAATATCCTGTCGGGACCTACTGGATGACTGTTGAGTTCTCCAATACGGTTGACTGGTCCCGCACCTTCCCCTTCACTCTTCAAATCATCTAACCATGCAACTTGATTTATCCCACATCCTGCAACTCTACCCCGTATTGAAGGTCCTTCATTACCAGACAAGTAGTGGATTCCATCATGAACGATACGATGATGCGGTAGAAGAATTGGGCGGCATTGCCGACAGTTTCATTGAAACCTATCTCGGACTACATGGCCGCGACTGGATGGTAAAGCCCATGCTGGTGCGTCCCGTGTTGCCTGATACTTCTACTAATTGCATTATCCTGTACAGAAATGTCATCCTACATGACATCGCTCCCTACCTCTACACCATTGCCGGGAATGAACCCGCGCTAAGGAAACTGGCAGAGGACTTCGAGCAGAGTGCTCAAAAGATTTACGGACTACTGAACAATTACGTCTAATAGAACCCATGCCTACAACAACTCGCGTCCGAGAATTTTTTCTTTGTTCCGACGGCCCGGAGAGCAACCCCGAAGTAATAGCCACGGTACTTCCAAGGCTTGACGGGGTTTGCTCCCGCGCCCGGTCCTTGACATGGGGTGTTATTGCCTATTCCCTCTCTCACTTCAACCTGCCATTCGGTGTTGCCTTGGAGAACATGAGGAACGGTTATTGTGCCCGCGTCGTAGGAACGCCTACTGGGGAGGAAACCGAAGATGGGGGTGAAGCCGCCGACGTTACCCCTTGGTTCATCCTGCAATCGTTCAAGACCGAGAGCGACGAATGGGACTACCGTTTCATGGCGTTGGAACCAATAGAGGCAGGAGCCGCCATTGATATGAAGAGGGATTATCTCCTTCCCGATGGATGGTATAAAGTCGGAGAAGAGGTAACTCTTCGCAACGATTTCATCGCCTCCTTCTGTTGGGAGATTGCCATTCCCGGCGACACCTTAAAAATAGAAACCGCAAACGCATAGACCAATGAAGAAGACCAACGATATTAGTATTGTAGATAATAAGAGAGTAGGAATCCTCAAGGTGAAATATGATGGAGATACCTTTGCCATCTTTAACTATTGTCGGGAGGGAGACGAGAAGGAACAGTGTTATCCCACGCGCGAAAGGGCTATAGAAATGGCGAAGATGGTTGCTCGCCATCTTATCCACACGAATCCTGTTATGACAGAAAGGGGCATTGACCTTTACCCGACGGACTGTACAATCCAAGACGAATAAACCATGAACGATAAAGTAGCTATTTTAGAAGACAAAGGATTTGGATTCTTCCGAGTAACTCACTGTGGAAGTGTCATTGCAGATTTTCTTTACTGCACTGGCTCTGGTGAACAAGGATATATGACACGAGATTCCGCAAAGAAACTGGCAACGAAGATTGCCCGCTACGTAGTTAGCAGAGGGACAGTTTGTACCATCGAGGGAGTATCACTTAACCAAATCTATTTCAACATCAATGAATAACGATTCAGATACCCGTATTTATGACCTCCCTACTAGCGGAATGTTCCGCGTCATGCACAGGGGAAGTTGCGTCGCCGTTTTCAACTATTGCGTGGCAGATGAAAGCGGCTTCTTCACCAAGAAGCAAGCCAAGAAGCTGACCGAGAAGCTAGTCCGAAAAATTGAAAAGAGTACGACCATCAAAACCAAAAAAGGATTTAAACTTAAAAGGAACAACAATGGCCAACGATAAATATCTACTGGAAACCTTCTTAATGGAATACCCGCGAGCAGGAATCATTGCGGTGATTCATCGAAACTACCGTATCGCTATGTTCCCCTATCACAGGAATGAGGATGAGAAGGGACTTCCGACAAGGGACTTCGCCCTCGAAATGGCAATCGAACTTCGTGACAAGATTAAGAAATGCACGACGGAAGAATCCGACACGGGGATTACCTTCGTCGAAAAGGAACAACCAATCTTCAATGACTAACAAACGCAGATTCAAAAAGGGAGACCTTGTTCGGTTCATCAACACAGGAAGACATCCCGGGAGATGTCTAGGCCTAGTGGAAGGTTCCCTCATGTATGTTCAAGAGGTTGAGGATAATAACTTCGAAATCCTTGTCAAGGACAGAGACAACGCATGGAGGCGGCTTCCCTTCTACGAGTTTGAGCTAGTGGAAGAGACCGAACATGAAGTCTTCGTCCGATACACACGGGACGAGGCTATCATCCTCTTCAACTATCAGCCCGTTCTCCGCATACCTACCAGATATAAGCTGGGCGACCAAGAGGTCGATATGTGCGAGGAAGTAGTGGACTGGGCTAATCAAATCGTTGAGGACCTTAACGAGCATGTCATGTTGCCAGACATAAACAAAACCAAAAACGAAAATGAAAGCCAGATTTAAGTGCGGCGACGTTGTTCTTCGGATAGATACGGGGAGATGTGGCATGTGTGGGGATAGCATCCCAACAGGGTCTATCCTTCGGGTAGTGTCCGACGAGGATGTTGCTGGTGTCGTTCGTGTCCAATATCCCCAAGCGGATGATGAAGACGAAGAGATACAGGATGTTATGTGGTACGAAATCGACCACTTACCCGCGAAAGCCAAGGTAGAAGAATTCTCGGATGCCGTGAGGGTGTCCATGAATGGGGACGCTATTGCCACTATTCTCACGGACATTGCCACCCCATTGGGCACTCTTCATTTCGAAAGCTGGGCCAGAGAAATTGCCCAGTCGATGGCGAACATTATTAACCTTCAAATCTCATTGGGGAAGCTAACCTCGGATGGAATCAAAGTAGAAAAAACTAATGACAAGGAAAGATAAGATAAAGGAAATACAGAAGTGGGCGGGAACTACGCCCGATGGCATCCTTGGTGATAAGACCATTGATGCTATATGGAAGAAGATACAACCCACGGAATCCCCGGTACCCGATGAACAACCCAACGATTCCCCGGTATCCGCGGCATACGTGTCCCCGGCCGAGCTTGTCCGCAAGGACATGGCTAAGAAGATTCTCAACATGGAAGACTACAAGATTACAGGTCCCGATTCTCTGCGCGTAACTCGCCTCCCCTCTGGTGACGGCGGTGGCAAGTGGGAGATTGCAGGTATCTGTGATGGGATTGAACCCAAGGAATTCAATCTAATCAAATCCATGATGGACCGAGGCGACAGGGATGCGGCATGGGAGGAATGCCTCCGCTATGTTCTCGCCAATACGGAACCGTTGGTTGACAAGGGAGTTGCAGGATGCTACGCCATTGAGTTCATGCTTCGTGACATGACCTTCAACATGGGTGTGGCGGGGACAACCAAGGTCGTCCAGCGCATGCTCGACATTGGTATTGATGGCAAGTGGGGGAAAAATACCCAAGCCAAATGGACAGACGCCATTCAATCATGGGATGAAAAGGTAGTTCTCGATTCGCTGGACCGTGCTTGTCGTGCTCGCTACTGTTCCATTGTAAGGGCCAATCCAGTGAAGGCGAAGTTTCTCTCCGGCTGGTCCAACCGATGCAATGCACGGCTTGCCTACGCTCTTACTCTGTTGTCAAGGAAATAAGCAGGGAATTTTCTTGACCCATTAAATCCCAAATGCTAACATGGCGGTGAGGTAATTCCTTGCCGCCATGTTTAATTTCATCGCACAGCTTAATGCTACTGACGGCAACGTGTGGGCATTGTTTCTCACTCGCATTGTCGATGAAATGTCCCCCGCGTATCTCGTATTCGTGGGGGTTATTTACGTGGCAGTAAAGCTGGCATATAAGTACCTCTCAAAAAAAATAGAGTTTAGTCTTGACAAGGAGAAGTCATTTCTCATACTATTGCAAGAAGCTCTAAGAGTTATATCCGAGTTGGATGATTCTCTAGACCAACTACATGGAAAAATAGACAATCTACGAAGCGACCATGAAGAGATAATCGACCGCGCCTTCTGCGCTATCTCGCAACAAGATACACTCCCCTCCGACAGAAATGAAACTATTCAATCTGTTCCGAAAAAGCCCCGAGCAGGAACAACTCGAAAACGAGTTGACCCAGAATCTTAATCAATTACAGGAAAGCATCCGTGCGTGTACTGAAAAACTCCGCTCAAGGAATCGGTTCTATGCCTCCCTTCCTCTTGGTCGCGAGGGTGAGCTGAAACTGCCCAGAAACCAATGGGCCTATTTTTTACGGGGGAAAGTAGGAATTCGCTATGACGGAGAAACTCTTACCTCTTCGGTTACACAGGTTAAAACTCGTGAAGAAGTTCAACTGCCAAGAATTATTGACGCGGAGAGAAGCCATAAATTACTTGTCATACGAGGATATGTTATTGACAGGAGAACGAATCGCACCTATTATCAGGGCGAGACAGTAAGTTTTCAGCGGGGAGAACCAATGCAATTAACGTTGAACGGACATGTGCACATGTTGTGGACACCCCCGCTTCCCGATGCAATCATGCCGTTCTATCAAACCAATATACATGGCCTTAATTCCTAATACTCCGGCCTCCAACCCACAGCCTCCGACGATACCCATTGGAACCACGGATTCCTCGTGGCGCAATGGGTTCAGTCCTGACAGGCCAATGGGTGAGCCGATAATTAACTTTCCCACTCCTGTGGTAAAGAACGTGATGTTCTTCGTTGAGAGGATTGCCAAGAATCCCAGCGAGATTACCATTGAATTGGGAACGCCGTTCGTACCCACCGCAGGTACGACCTTCCTCCCGTTTATGCGGGATGCAGTTCTCGTGCATGTCGAACCCGTCAATGAGGCGGCGAGACAGCACGTTTATCGTTTCTACTACATGGTCCCGCCGGAACAGCAGTTCCGATATAACATTCAGGACATGAAGAAAATCCGTGATGGCTATACGTTGAAAGATACTGCCGCTACGGGTAAGTTCATGGGTCCGGATGCAGACACGGAAGAGTTGAAGGACTTCTACGAGATTACACGGGAATGGGTGGAACCCACGGATTCCGCGTATGCCCCGCTCCCCCTTGGCTCGTTTGACCCCAGCAACGAAAAGCTTGACCCTGACTTCTATGACCAGCATTTCTACACGGCATACGATGCCCAGCTGGTATATGAAGAAGTAGCCCAGTTCGAAGAGGAACACCTGCGCAAGTACTTTCGTAAGGTCATCCGTGTGTATAAAACCCTGCCCGGCCCGGTGGTTAAAGAGTTCGTCCCTTATAACATTTGGCAGAAGGGAGATACGGTGTGGGATGAAGGCGGTCCGGGAACGAACCAGCCCGAATCTGAATGGGTGGCGCAGACTGCAATTAAGTTATCGAGAGAGGTCTGGGCCGCGCCGCTTTGGCCCGTCGAGGGTGGAGGGAAGGAACCGGGTCAGGCCCGCATTCCTCACATGCCCCTCCTTGAACTGGACAATAAGCCCGTTAGTGCTGGCTGGGACAAGGGCAGTTATCCGAGTACGCAGATGTACACCCTTGTATCTATGTACAAACGGAACAGCAACATCGCGGAGAAAGAGGAACAGAACAGCCTCTCCGGTAATTGTTGTAACCCTGATTCCCGTTTTGTCCGGTGCATCAACACAACCGTGACGACTAGCCAGTCCGTTGACTGGACAGCGAACGGCGATGTCCCTGCGATTGACCCTCCTGACCCCGGCGAGAACTGTAGCCAATGGCGTGTAGATTCCTCTGTGGTAGTACATGAAGGGTACTCTCATAAGGAAACGCGAAAGAGTTGCACCACCTACGACCAGATTGACGAGTTCTGGGAATCCTCATTCGACAGGATAACCAATCAGGTCTATCCTGTACTGCGGAAGATTGTACATAATCCGAGCACTGACTTCGACACCGATTGGCAGAAGGAAGGATTCACCAAATACACGGACGCAGTTGGCAATACCTACTATGGCCGGAAGTTGGAGAAGCCCGTTACGCTGGTTCCCGTCACCGTCCCTGACATGAGGTGGACCACTATTGAAAATGTGGAATCTTGGGACCTGTCGGTTCAAGAAGATTCCGTAATCCCTACCGAGATACTGGGCATTCCCTATTTGAACTACGGAATAAGTGACCCTAACTACCCAGAGTACCAAGGTTTTATGGGTGTTAGCGGGATTCTTAGTGCTCAACCCAACGGTTCTAACTCTGACAGGGGAGGAAATTTCGGCATCTATTTCCGTGATAAACGATTGTGGAACCTGTATATTCAGAACAGCTATCCTACAACTTATTCGCCGGGGACCTTCTGGCTTGACTACGCATACTTTGCCGTCAATCCACAAGGCCCGTGGTACACCGAAGACGGACAGGTTAGGGTAGATATGGAGACCGTTATTCAGTCCACCCTGTATGCCGAAATTGTTACGAACGAAACTTGGACCTTCCCCGTAGGAAACGCCCAAGGGCTTACCTTCTTTCAACGAGATGCTTCGTATACTTCTGAAATGATGTTCTCCGTAGGGTCGCTTCCTTCCGGGATACAGGGGGCATATCTGGACATCCAATATGGGCGGCTTAACCTAGTAGTCATAGCTAATCCCAGAGGGTCTGCAATCAATGGCACTATTCCCATTCTGATTAACGGTGAGAAGGCGTTCGACATTGACGTAGAAACCGTGGACCTAGATACGCAAAAGGTTCTTACGGTTCAGAGCACCACTGCCGCTAAGCAGGAATACCATGCTGGGGATTATGTTCTCAATGCGGATGTAGTCAATAAACTGACGCTATCCTACAGTGGGCAAAAGTTTCCCTATTTCCAATTTAATCTTACCCTGTGCGCACTTACGGGGTCTACCTTTAAGAAGGTCACGACAAGCGACAAGATTCAACGCGTCGTCCTGCGCCAATGGGTGAACCCCTGTTACGCCGTAGATAGTTACATGCAGATTCCGGGAATCGGGTACTACAAAAAATATACCACGACGATGAACTACAGTTTCCCTGCCGTGTTCGGTTCGGTTAGTTGGATTCCGTGGGATACGAGGCCCGACCTCTCCGGTAGACAGGAGGGCAAGTACTTCCCGCAGACCCGGATGAAGAGGGACAGTTACTCTGGCCCCTGCACCGCCGTGGTAGAGGAAGCCTTCTCCCCTGACGGAACATGGCCTAAAGGCTGGGGCCTTGGGACGTCGGTACAGTTCACGACGAACAGTGGGTATTTCTCTTCGCCGCTTTGTGATTACCGTCTGCCCGCATGCCTCCACGGCCCGCTGGCTATAACCGTAGTCATTGGCAATCAGGACGCCAAGTGGCTTCCCGGCGCGTTTAATACGGCCTTTCCGGCGACTACCCACACAGATTGGAAACCCGTGACCTCCTATTACGCATCCCCGTGGAACGGGGGCATGATGTGCAAGAAAGTAACCATTTATCCACCCAGTTAAGCTCATGGCATTTATTACCAAATCCTATTTGACCTATCGCAATGTTTGTGACGAGCTTTGCATGCTTATCACAAACCAGCCGCCGTCCAAGTCCAATGTTGACTTCCGTCGTATATTGAAGGAAGCGCAGAACCTCCTGCTCAATGAGGCCACGGTATCCCCGGATTCCGTGGATACCTTGGACTTTGAAGGAATCCCTCGCGGGGGTTCTATCTCCCTGCCCGAAGAGTATGATAGTATTGTCGAGGCATGGTCGCCCAGTGGCAAGAAATACAACATCATCGACCGGGCCATGTTCGAAAGCAATACTTGGTTCCGTTCCGAATATCCCAAGCACGACAGCGGCTATCATGCTATCATGCTGGACATGGGGCTGAATGAACAGAACCTCCGTACCTACTCGGTATTGTCTGGCAGTAATGGCATCAACGATAACCCTACGAGCAACGTCATGACGGTTTCGGCACGGTGCGCATTGCGCGGCCTGTCTCTTAACATTTATGATGACGCGGCATGGGAGGACAAGGAGGTTCGTATCTACCCCGGATGTCTTCCCGCATTGAAGGCGATGATGCTGGCCGTGGTCTATAACGAGCAGGGCAATACCCAAATGGGGACGGACAGCTACGGCCTTGCCGTCAAATACCTGAACGACCACCTGCGCAAATATCGTCAGGGCACGTATCAGGCTCCGAACATTATTCAGAACGGCGGCATCATGCAGTGCCCCGGACTTAACCTCATGTAATCATGGCTACCAAACGTACAGACATATCGAGCGAGACGAGCGCGAGCGGGGGTATCCCCGCCGCCAAGTCCATTAAGCAGAAGACGATGGACGAGGTGCTTCCGAAGACGAACCCCGACATCCCCCTCCGTCCAATGAATAACAACGACCCGAACAAACCCGTCGACGCGAAGGAGATGAACACCATCGCCGCGGCCAATAGTAACCACGGCATCAAGAATCCCCCGGCATCCGCGGCACCCGCGGCGGCCCAGTCTCCTAGTCCCTATGGACGGGGGATTACTGAACCAGCAACGCCGGGAGCGGTTGACCCTAACAGCGCGGCCTACGCCGCCCAGCAACGGGCGACCTATGCGGCGGGCATGCAACAAGCCGCGGCGGGGAAACTCTCTGCGGAGGACAGGCTCATGCTTCGTGGCGTGGACCAGAACATAAGCCGTGGGCAGATGCCCGTCATATCTCCGGCTATGCCAACACAAGCGACGGCTTCCACGGGTTCCAAGGGTTCCACGGCTTCCGCTCCAACCGCTGGCCCCGACACCTCCACGGCTGGGTTCTATGCACATGCGGAGAAGATGCTTGGCCCGGATAAGTTCAAGACATTCATGTCCATGCCGGAAGCGCAGAGGAACGCGATATATAGCAAGTATGTAGAGAGCCAGACAAAGAATGCGCCCGCCGCGGGAGCTACCGCGGGAACTACTGCCGCCCCCTCCGGCTCTAGGTTCCCCGCCTCTGCTCTCCCCTCCGGCAATGCTCCCATACCCACGAGCGTCCCGACGACTGCGGGTACTGGAACTGCCGAGACTATGCTACGAACCTTGAGGGATGATACGGCCAGCCCCGAAGCGAGAGCACAGGCGCAAACATACCTCCGCGTCCGAACCATGTACGCCCAGCCGGAAAAGTTTGGCAAGGAGATTAAGACCCTCGAAAAATTGGAACGCGCCAAAATAAAGGAACTTAGCAACATGTTCAGGAATAGATTGAATATCCGGGACCCCCGCTTCGCCCGCCAGTACGCGCAGTATCAGGCCCTGCGGAAGAAAGACCCGCAAACGAGGCTCACCCTCTACACTGAACTGATGAAGGGACCGGAGTTCACTCACTTGGACTTCCGAAAATAAATTTGACATAATACATATTTCACTTGACCCTCGCCCCACTCATGATAGGATGTTGAAGACCCACATGAGTGGGGCAAACTTATTATACTAATACTCAACAAACATGGCTATTGACTTTAGTACCGCCAATATGTCCGACTTCACTCCGACGTCGGGAAGCAGTATTGCACGTGAACAGCGAGCCGCAGAAAGGCACGCCGCGTGGCAAGAGACGCAAGCGCAGAAACAGCAGGACCGAGAACAGAAAGCACTGGACCGCGAGCAAAGGTTAGCGGAAAAGAAACAGACCCGTGCCGAGAAGGGAGCGACGGCGACCGCAGACTATGACACCTTCCTCTTTAAGTCTGTTGATGACTTTGCGGAGAAACAGAAAAAGGATGCGGAACACGCGAAGAATGTAGAATGGCAAGATAAATCCCGCGCCCATACGGAACAAGAATGGAAAACCGCCGAGGAAAATAAAGCCCTCGACATCTTGAACAAAGGAAACCGTGGGTACAGCTTTGAGGGAATCGACTACATGAAAGACTATGTAGAGCGCGGAGAGGATGCACTGGTTGATTTGACGGCCGCCTCCCGCGGCGATAGCGAGGCCATTAAGAAGCTTGCCAACAATACGGGAATTACCGTTGTGTCTTCTTCCGAGCTTACGCCTACACACTCCGCCTTCTTATCCCGCTCTGGCTTCGGAAGTGGAGAGGACGGGAACCCCGTCGTAACGGAAAAGTTCCTCGCCATTGCCGCGGATAGAAACCGTAACGCAAAGGCGGTGGCCAAAGGCATTGCCAACACAATGGAAAAGGCCCGGAAGGATTACCTCAACTCGAATCTAGATGTTGGAACAGGTAAACCTACGGCACAAGCCATCGAGACCGCGCCTATTGCTTACACCGCAGAAGAAATAGAAAGCGTCATTAATACGATTAGGCGCGAAGACATTGGCAACTATCGTGCCGCTAAGGCTCTTTACGACAAACACCGCTCTTCTTCGACGGAGGGCGTGCAGAAGAAAACCCCCAGCCAAACGAGCGTGGGGGAGCTTGGCGTTGGCGAATTCTCTGATTCAGCACCTTCATTTACTGGGAATGTTTTTGCTGAACTCGCCAACCTTTCCAAGTCTCCCAGCAAAATGTTCCAGCTTGTCCGCGACTACGGGGATTACCTGTCCCGGAGTACGGAAGATATTGAATCCCCGGAATCTGCTACCACGTATGCGAAACAACTCCATACAGACCAAGCAAAACCTGTTGATGATAGGATTCGTGAACAGATAGAAGCCGCAGACAAAATCGTAAGACGTCTCGAAGAGGACTACGCTGGCCTTCCCTATCTCGAACTTCGCGACGCGCTTCTCAATCCAGAGGCCGCGGCCTCTGCCCTTCTGTCTTTAGTCCCCGGTGCTGACATGGACGCAATACGTGCACGGGCAAAGTCCATTGCCGAGGAAGTTCACCGCCAGAAGGACCGCCCTCTGACCGTCGAAAACCCCGAACAGATTGGCATGAGTGAGGCTATACTGGAAGCCGTGGCCACAAGGTTCCCGGGGGTTCCAAAATCCGCCCTGCGTCAAGCGGGAGTAACCAAACTGATTCAGGACTATACCGCCAAAGCCACACCGAGAGGCACCCTCATGGATGCAGTCAAAGGCGCAATGGCTAACTACCGAAGCACGGCGGGACAAATTGCGGACGTACTTACCTTCCAGCCGGATAATAGTGTGGGTAAGACCGCTGACCCAATGAGCTTGATGGAATGGGGGAAGGGAACGAAGCGTGGCTCATGGCAGTATGGCGTGCCGGGCGGCCCATCCTTTGAAGTAGGTCCCGAACAGTTGAAGGAATACATGGCCCAGTACCATATTGAAAGTACTCGCGATGCCCTCAACTCCCTCTCCCATGCCGCACGCATGGGCGACTTGGGCGTAGGTCGTGGCAGTCTCTTTGCGTACAATCCGCACACCAAGGAAGTTGATACGAACGCCACGCTCGAACTGAACCCCAATGCTCTCTACAATGATAAGCTGATGGACCAGAGCATTGAGGCTCTCCGTGCTAGTGGCGCGGACGAAGGTCTCATCAATCGCACCATTGAGAAGTTCCAGAACCTCCGCAAGAAATCCGCACAGGAACTTGTGAAGGACAACATTGCATTGGACGAGACGCTGGGGACGCTTCGCGATACGTGGCTTGGCTCCGGCTTGCAGTTCAACCCTATCTTGACTGAAACCATGAAGGGGCTGGACAAGCACCTTTCCTTCAAGAATTTTTACAACGAACAGAAGGAAGCGGGCAAGAGTGACGAGGACATCCTCTCCGCATGGCAGGAGAAAGGGCAAGACACCATCAACTCTGTTCTCCGTGGGTTCCAGATAGGTACGCACAAGGCAATCGACCTTGGGACGGGTGCCGCCTATGGTGCTCTTCTCTTTGCACAGAATGCAGTTGGCAGTCGTGCGGCGATGGAACATACCCGCACCCTCTGGGACCAGCTGAACAAAAAACAGGAAGCGGAAGCTGAACTTGTTCGAGGCAATATCCTTGCGGACTATACTGCGGAAATCGCTAACCTCGGCTACCAAATGGTAGCAACCGCGGGGGCTGGTAAAGTTGGCGGCCTCGCTGGCCGTGCACTGGAACGTACCGCGCTATCGCGGTTCGCGAAGGCAACGGCTAACGTCGTAGCGAAGCGGGCAGAAGCTTTGGTCCCTGCCGCCCGTCCGGGATTGGCGGGACGTTTGAGTGGAACTATTCAGCGCAACCTCGACAACCTTGCGGCGTTGAACCTCGAACGGGCAGGAGCTGGAGCCGGGGTAAATCTTAGCATCATCTCGCAGGTTGCACCGAATGCTTACTCCGACATCTTCTATACCATTTATGATAGGGAGATGGAAGGGAAGGAACCGACTGCCGAGAACACGAACAGGGCACAGAGCATTGCCAACATGCGTGCCCTCTTTGGTGCGGCTCTCGTATCTACTGGTAGTACTCTCATCAACAACCGCGCAGGTATGGATTCCTTCATGCGTAAGATTGTTGGGGCTAAAAACCTTCGTGGTCAATCTCCATTCCAAACTCTTGAACGGAAGATGGCCGGATGGAGAAGCAAGCCATTTAAGGAGATGAACACGAAGGAAAAGACGTTTGCCGTTGCTTCCTATCTGTACAGCCAGAGCAAGGCCGTAGTGGAAGGAGCCACCGAAGAACTGGCAGACGAATTCCAAGAATGGGCATTTACCGAACTGGTGAAGAACGGAGAAATCTCCGAATCTTCTATTGCCACTACTGACCAAGTGATTAGCACAGGCATGAAGATTGCTTTCCTTGGGGGTATCGGCGGCTACGTTGGTAGCCACTTAGCTGGTGAAGGGAACATACGTTTCCAAACCGAAGCCGCTCCCACTCTCGATGTAAAGGATGCTACTTCCATGCTACCGGATATTACGAAAGATGCGAGCAACATCATCGAGGAAACGGGCAAAGCCATTACCAAAAACAATGTGCCGGAAAGCTTGGTAGAAACCGGAAAGAAGGTTATCGAGATTGCCGGGGAGAAGGGGGATGCCGCGGAAGTTGCCCGCGAATGGGTGGACAAATCCATTGCCCATGAAAGTCTGGCAGTCTCCGATGAAACCCGCAAGGCATGGGTGGATGGCGCAGTCCGTATGGGTATCAGCAACTTCACCCAGTTCCGCAACCTAGTTGAACGGACCTCCGAAATACATACCTATGAGGGCAGTGCCGCGGCAAGCTCCTTCATGGCAGAAGCCATTAACGACTTGCCCAATACCCTGTCATTCCCAAATAAGGAAAACCTCGACACCATGCGAACCATGTTGTCCGAAGCCCTTGATGCTATGGGAGACAGGGTTCAGGTTATTGAAGTAGACGACGACCTGTCCATCCTTACTACAGGAGATGAAGACCTCGACGCCGCTCTTCACGTCATCAACGGATTGACGGAACCCACGGCTACCACGGAATCCCCGCAAGCGACGGAACCCAAGGAATCCCCGGTAGCTATTGCACGGAAGGAGAGGGACAATGCTATTGCCCCCATCACTGCTATGGTAGAGACGGGAGTAGTTACCCCCAGTTCCGTGGAAACCGTGGATAACATGGATGCGGCAATCGCCTCGTTCGATAGTAATACTGGCGCGTGGCTCTCCTATGGTACGCCATTGGAGCGCGGCGCGAAGCTCGTCACCCTGAACGAGATGACCGGGATTAACGCCCCCATGATTACCAGCAACACGGGAGAAACCATTGTCATCGCTCCGCACACAAGCATGTACAACACGGGTGAGGGAGGTACCCCCAGCACCAAGTGGGGAGATAAAGTCTCCGCTCTCAATCTCCCGACGGATGGGACTGGCGCAAATGCCTACGGCATCCTTTCGGACCTTCAAGTTAATGCCTCCCCCGCACAGGCCGCGGCCATTGATGGAGTGCTCCGCGCACTGCATGCCGCTGGTTTGGACGTCGCTATCCGTGCAACCAATGCCCCGGCGAACATCTCTTCCCCTGCCAGTATCACCTACATGAACGGCACGGACGGGAAGCTTGTCGGTGGTGTCATTGACCTGTACGTGAACCGGGATAACCCGATTGAAAGCGTAACGGGAACGGTACTACACGAAGTCATCCACCTCATTGACCGTCATCTTCGTACCTCCAACACGGACTATTCCCAGCGGATGGATAGGATTAGAAGCGCGATTGCAGAGAACTACAACAAAATTGTTGATAGTCTCTCCGCTATGTATGACGCTAGCGTGGACATCAATGAGATGAACGCCATCGCCGCGCTCGCTTCCGACCTCAACTACGGTCTCCGTGGCGCGGACGAATTTGCCAGTGTCGCGTTCTCCAATCCTGTCATGAACTTCATGGTAGCGGAAGCTAGTGGAGACAATATCACCATCACGGATTTGGCTCGCTATGCCGAAGCGGCGGGAGGCCGGAAGCCCGTGCACGTGCGCCTCGTCGAATGGCTTAAAGATTTGATTAGGGACGTGCGACAAACTGCGGACGATATGGACGGAACCACCGCCGCAGAACGCGTGGCTGAATGGGATTCCTATGTGGCCCGCGTCGCGGACATGACCCCCGGCAAGTGGTTCGATATGCCTCGCACTCCGTCATGGAAGGTAGACGATACGGATTATACTATGGGCAACGGGGTAGATTATTTTAACCCGATGGCCTATGAGACCGACATGACCCGGAGACTGTCCTTCGGCCTTGGCGCAGAAATCATTGGCACGAATGCCGGGAACTGGGTAACTAGTATTAAGAACGGATGGCTGGGTGTAACCAAGAACTGGGACAAGGCTGGCATCAATGTTAAGTCCGAAGAACAGAAGCTGGTTGTGCTGGAACAAATGGCCAATGTTAATGCGGCGTATGAACGCAGTATTAAACGCATTGACAAAATCGGCGATATGCTTCAACGCCGTGCGGATAATCTGGGCTGGGATGCCGCTACGCGAAAGAAATGGAGCAAGTCCATTCTTGACATGTCGGGGAATATGGACAACGATATTGACCCTGAAACTGTTGCACGCATTAACGCAGAGGCTCAAGCAGAAGTTCGTCAGCATGAACAGACCCGCGACTTCCGTATCGCGTTGGCTAAGAAGACCGTCACCGATGCCGTCAATAGGCACGCGGAAGCGGTGCGTCTGGCTAACTCCCTTGCGCTTAATAGTGAAGGGCGATTGGAAATCAACGACATGATGCGCCGGATTAAAGACATGAGCGGCAAGGGATATGGAGCCATGCTGGACAAGCAGGTAGCTCTCCCCATGCTCTCCCAGCAGATTCACAAATCTCTCTCCGACCTTGGCTCTCATATCTCCGCGACGGGGGATGCCAATCTGGATATCACCTACTTTGGCCTTGCCCGCGACACGCAAAACTATCTCGCGGATATGATTAACGAAGTGGATAGTCCCTTCTCTATGGATGAACTTCTGGACAGGTGGTCCAACCTTCGCAATGACTTCCTCTATGCGGAGAGTACAAACCATCCCGTCATCGCTCCTATGATTCAGGACATCGCTAAGGCACGGGCCGAAGCTAAACAAATCATCCGGGAAGCCAATGAGGATTTCCATGCCGCAACAAAGAGGGCGGGTGTAACTCGCGCTGGCGTAGCTACCCCTGCTGGTTCCGTGTGGCTGAAACGGGACAACGCTATCCTCAATGCACGCCGTCAAAAACAAGCGGAGTATATGGCTAAGCGGGATGCCGCTGAACAGTGGCTTCTGTCACAAGGGGTTGTAGGTCAACTGGTCCACAATGTCATCGCCGATTCCCGTAAAGAAATTGCCGCAACGCAAATCTCTATTGCCAAGCTCATTGGAGATAGCCGTATGGCTGACAACGCCGCGGAGATGAATTATCTTCATCGCACCTACATGGCCGTTGGACGTCATGCCGGAGACTTCACCCGGACGATGAAGGACATCATCGCAAACCCCAACGGAGAACTGGCGCAGAAATACGACGGTCTGACGAAACTGTTGCAGGAAGCCGCAGTCTCTCATGCCGAAGCGCACCAGAGAGAACTATCCGAAAACGTAAGCCAAGTGCTGGACAACATGCAAGCATTGGCCGCGCTCCACGACGAGTTGAAACTTCCGCTGGTGTCAGCTCCCACGGGAGCCTCTTCGAATTATAAACTCCTGTTCGAAGGTGTAGCCAAGAACTACAGGACCAGAGAAATTCTTGACTTCATTCAGAACAACTTCGGCGCGGTTCAAATGCTTGCAGACCTGCGAGACGGCCACAACATCAGTGCCATATATAATAAGGCCATGAGCATGATAGCACAGGCAGACTATCACACGAAGTCAAAGATGACAGAGACGAAGGAAACTCTGGACATGAAAGCCAGAGATAGTTTCCTCGCCGAAGTCTTCTCCAGCCTTCCGGGAAAAACGATTGCGGACAAAATCGGCAGTCTTCAATCCCCGGCATCCGTGGCTTCCGAAGTGAACAAGGTCATCCCCACTATCCCGACTTCGGCCATCGACCAGATATGGAACACGCCTGATATGAATGCCGCAGAACGACTGGACAAGACGCTCAATCTTCTCCGGGGTCAGGCGGGCATTCTCATGGGGGCGAACAATATGGGCAACGTCATCTCCGCTACCGACTTGAAAGTGTTGCAATATCCAGAACTCTCCCGCCTCGCAGTGAATGATGCCATGAAGGCCATTGACGAAGTTCTGTCCAAGAAGAGGACGAATGAAGATGCGCTGGCCCAGCGGAAACGCTTGCCCGAATGGCAGAGGAAAGCTATGTATGAACTTAGCGACCTCACCATTGGGGATGCCATTGGGACGTTACAGAATACCCTATCCATGCAGTCGAAGATTGCCGTGAACCAGTTGCTTGCTGACGAGTACGCCACCGTGCTCAAGGCACAGGGTGTGGTCGTACCCCCGAATTCCACGAACCGTACTTCGGACATGGTGGAAATCTCCTTGAAGAATACGAAGAATGCGTTAAACGGAATGTACGCCGACAAGGATGTAGCCGATGCCATCTACCGCATCTACAGACCGAGCGACGACATCCTGAATAGCAGGACGGACGACTATAAGGAGGTGCGCAAGTACTGGCAGAAGTCCGGCAAGGGGCAAGGATGGTGGAGTAAGGCGGGTGGCTTGGCTAACCTTTCTGTCTTAATAGCGAGTCCTAATTCCACGTTACGTAACTTATATGGTACAGTAGCTCAAATGACCCATGCGGGTGCACTTCCATTCACGGGGAGTAAAGACATCGCAAACCTTGTCGGGGACTGGGTCCAGTTGCGTAAGCTATGGTGGCTATCACAGGGCAAGGACCTTGCTTCACAGGCTTCCGCGGATAGACTGCTGGCCGCGGAAGACAGGTACAACGAGAAGATTCGCTACTGGCAAGAGCTTGGTCTGCTGGACGCAGGTCAAGGGGAGTTCCTGCGCAACGTCTGGAAGTCTGACGAGTTCAGTAAGATGGCAGGAGAATTTGAAGAAGTGAATGAGGATTCCTTCTTCAAACTGGCCGAAGCTCTGAACGAGAAACAGGAACGGACGAAGGGCGAGGTGGCTAAGGATGCCGCCAAGATGGCGGGCAAAGTCGTAGCATGGCCCATCAAAACGATGTCCTTCGCCTATGGCTTGCCGGACGCGGCGGGCCAGATTGTTCTCTTCACTAACCAGAGAGCGATTGCCGATACCCAATTAAAGGTACAACTGGCACGGGCGAAAGGCAAGGCCAACCCCAATGCGCGGGACCAGATACTCCTTGACGCGAGCCAGACTGACCAGAGTTGGAATGCGTATGTGGATAGGTATACTGCCCACATGGTGAAGAGCTTGCTCCCCACGGGTTCACGTACTCCTTCGTGGGTGAAAACCCTGAATATAGTTGCGGCTCCGTTCTTCATGTTCCAGTACCATACCGCCCAGTCTGTAGTCTACAACCTTGGCCACGCCATAGGCGAAGGGGTAGATGGTGTGTGGGCTATCAATAACGGCATGAAGAAGGAGGGGGCTTACCTCTTGGGACGCGCTTTCGTTCGCATCGCTGGTTCCGTAGGAACTATTTCTGCAACCTCTGCGGTCTCTTCCTGGGTTGCCCGACAGATTATCACCAGTGTCTTGGGAGATGACGATGACCGTAAAATCATTGACGACGCGGAAGTCATGAGGAAGCTGGCAGATAGTGGGCTAATTCCTGACTATGATAAGTTCGGGGACTTGATTGGCATCATAGATATGAAGCGACATGAGTTCGAGTATTTGAACCTTGAATACATGAACCCGTTCAAGACCATCAAGGGGTTAGCCAAAACCCTGCCCAGCCTCTTCATGGATATGGATGTGGACAAGTGGGGGATGAACAAGGTTGCCGAACTGAAAAACCTGCTGGAAAATACGGTGCTTGAAGAATCCCTCCTTCTGAATGCCGCTTCTGAATTGTTTAATGAGGAAGACTTCAATTACAAGCATAGCCTCTCCGATGATGAAAGTGTCAACGTTCTCCCGGCAGTCGGCAACGCAATCCTGTTGGCCGCAGGGCTGAACCCCTCGTTCGGCAGTGGACATACATGGCAAGTCCTTGAACGATTCGCGACGGTTGCCAATAAAAAGATTCCCTTCTACGGCTGGGCAGTCAAGTCAGGTAAACAAGCGTTTAGCGATACACCTGACATGAGTACCGCGGCATACGGGTTACAGTCCTTGGGTGCGGGCCTCCGTCGTCCGAAGGATTTGACCGAAGCCCTTGCCGCCGGGTTAAAGAATGCCAACGCGGCAGTCACTAAGTCAAAGCGAATGAGCGTTCTTCGTCCGGACTTCTACAAGAGAATGGAATCCGGGGTGGATGTGGAATCTATGGAAGCCGTGGAAACCGCGGATGCCGTGAAGAATTTCACCAAGCTAGTCAATAGTGTCCGGTTTGTTACGGAAATTACAAACATGCTTGACCCCGCTCTGCGGAAGGAAGTTCTGGCTTCCGCGATTGAGAGTTCCGGTATGAGTGCCAAGACCTACGGCGCGGCCATGAAAGGCATCATGCCCTACATCATTAGCCCGCAAGCAGGACGTGAGGCTATCGCGAAACTCAACCGCGAATTGCAGAAGTCTAATACCACGGACGAGGGCAAACGCCTAATCGAAGAGCAGAAGAAACTCATTATCAACCTCATGAGGAAGGGTAGCATTCAGATTGATGGGGCATTGAGTGCGGAGGAAATTCATAATCGGATGAAGCAGTAGTCCTCTGTTTATATCCTTGACCTTCGGGGGCATGGGAGATATAATTCTCCCATGCCCTCTTTTCGTATAGTACCCAATCATATTATGGCCACCCCTCCGGGAGGCTGGAAGTTTATTGTCCCTGAATCCATGAGTGTCAGGCTCAAGGGAACCAAGGTTTCCGCGGGTTCACTGGAACAACTCCGCAAATCCGTCGCACGTCTCTTCATGAATAACGGAGAACCCTTTCAAGTTGCGCTCTTTGAATCAGAGCTTTGCGCTTCTCTCCCTCCCCAATACTGTACCACCTGCGGTGATAAGGGAATTGAATGGAAGGAGTATGAACCCATGAGTGCCAAGAAGATATTGGCCTTCTTCGGTACTATGGTTCTCTGGTATCGACGGGGTCACAGGTTTGTAGATGAGGCAGAAGCTCGCCGCCGCTATGCTATCTGCGCCTCCTGTCCTTATGCTACCTCTACGCCTCCCCCGGATTTAGAGAAGCAGGGGTGCGCTACCTGCGGTGCCGAAGGAGCTGGCCGCAAATTCCTCAAGGAAAAAATTTCCGGGCTTGCTGACCTGACTAATGGGGCGGCCCCTCTCTATTGTACCTTATGTGGTTGCGACCTATCAGTAAAGGCTCACTTCGATATTGAATCTGACTGCTGGCTAAAATAGTCCTTGACATTATTTCAAGTTGATACATACTTCCCTCCGTATGAACTCAATATTCACAGCAGAAGAAGCTAACAAGCTCCCCCTTTATAAGGGATGCACGGTGTACATTAACGTACATTGCGGTGGCATGCCCACAGTGAGAGCCGTTGAAGTATCTGATGTCGCCTTCGAATGTTTCGTTTCTCGTGTCAGAATCGAATACATCAACCACCGATTCAGAACCATAGATAATGGCTATCTCAACCACACTGTCTTCCTCACCTATCAGGACGCGGCCAAGCATGCGTGCCACGATTACGTCAAAGAGATAGAGAGGCTCGAACAACAACTCGAAACCAAAAAGAAAAAGCTCGCCGAACTGATGGCGAGCATTGAGAAAACGAAGTTCCTGTCAGTTAGGTATTGACATCATAGGTACTGCATGGTATAAAGAATCCGCAACGACATCATTCTGTTTGGACTGTAAGTTGTTTGGGTTCTAAGCGAAAACCCCGGAAGGAATCTTCCGGGGTTTTTGTTTTAGTTCTGTCGAGCTTCAAGAGATTCTATCAGCTGGGTAATCTCACCGATACATCGTTGCAATTCCGATGCGGGGTTTACCTCGACCAACTTATCATGCGCCCAGATATAGAAGAGCCGTACCAGAATGGAATCTTCGGGGCTACGTTGGTAGCTATGGCTCATGACTGTACGCCTGAACTGTTCAAGGATAAGGTAAAGGTCAAACGTTTCGAACACCTTGGACCAGTGCTTAGCGTGGTACTCCAAATACCATCGTGCTTTCTTGAGGTCTTCAATACGGTTCTTCTTGTACTGTGACCGCATCAAATACTTGACGGCATTCCCTAACGCGAAGGGAAGCTTGCCAGTAATTTCTATGGTCTCGATTCCGCTGGGGTGGGAGGTGTAATGCTTCGGGTGGTTGACGGCATCGTTCATGGATTCCTTTCCTTCCGGCAGGTCAGGGAAAGCCTGTGAGTTTACCTTGGTTGAAACGATTGCGTTGATTGCTTCGTGAGCGTGCATACTATTTGGTGAGGTGCTTGTAAATTTGTTTGTTGATATATTTGCGAATAGACATCTTGGCTATGACGAAGAGGCGGGGAGAGGGTAGAGTTAAACATCCTTCTTTGACTGTCCACTTCCTTGTAATTCTCCGTGCGAACTTGTACGCCTTCCTGCATATTTCCAGAGCCGCAGAGGAACTTCCAACAAGAGCCACGGGGACTTCACCTTTGATGAAATAGCCATGAAATTTGAACTGGAAGAAAAAGGAGTTGTCCTCCTTAATCCAGCTAGGGGTTTCATCTGGGGTAGTTTCTCCAACTGCACCAGTAGATATTTTATTGGACGCAAGGATGCGACCATAGGTTAGTTGTTCCTCGGTCAGTTGTTTCTTCGACCGGAGAGAGGCATGGATAAGTTGCTTATGTTCAGGCATGATGCGAGACCGAAGCTTGTTAGCTTTTGTCTCCCTCAAGAACTTCCTTTGCTCCGCGGGGCTATCTCGATACCAGTAAAATTTTCCTTTATATTTCTTGCACTTGAACTTTCCTCTTCGACGCTTTAGGCGATTGGCCTTCATATCGGCTTCCATCTGTTCCCGATACTTCTTGAGACTGATACGGCTCATATTTCGGGAACGGAATGAAGTCGGTTAGCATCAACTGGGATGGCCTTGAATGCCCATGCGAGGTCATACTTCAATTCCATCTTTTGCCGGAGGGCCAGAAGGAGCGCACGGATTTGCGGCTGGGCCGCACCGTCTAGTCGCATACGGAAGATGTGCCTCCACTCGCGGAGGTTAGCAGTCACGCCAATCACCGTAGCCGTACAGTTCGGAAGCAATCCCCGCGCTTCTTCGGGAGGCAGTCCTCCTTGGACAAGTTCCACGTACTTCTCCGCAAGGTTCTGGCAGGTATCCTTAAACTCTTCAATGGTCTTCGGGTCAACCTTCTCGTCGCTAAAGAACTGCGGACGAGTGAAGCAAATGGTTCCCTTCCGGGAGTAGTTGACGAACCTCTGGCTCTCCATGCTCACGCTCATGTGACGATGACGGACAAGCTGGTGGGTAACTGCCCTGTCCGTCAGGAGGACTGCGGGAATATTGATATGCTCGATGACACTTTCATGTCCGCGGTTAATGATACGGGAGAGAAACGCAATGGGGTCGCCCTTCGGTTCGCTTTTATAGCAGACACGGCCCATTATCTCTGCGGCCTCAACCTGTTTATCTATTACTGATTTAGTTAGCGGAAGTGTGACTTCCTGATTTATCCATAGAACGTTCATGAATTAAATGTTTGGCTTTGTAGTTTGCGAGTTCAAGAGTGGGGAATGTCCATCCATACTGGCCCCACTCACTGGTGCTGGGGAGGTATTCATCTCCGGCTTTAACCTTGATGAAATCATTGTCCGCTTTGTGCTGACGGATGATGACAACCTCATAATTGTTTACCTTCCCGCTTCCTTTATGGGTTAGCTCATAGATGGCAACGCCAGCTTCACGAAAGATGAGCCGACATACGAAGGGGTTGCGTGTAAATTCGTTAGGAATTTTCTTCATTCGTAATTGAAGGGTTAATCATTTGCATGAATTCTTCTTCTGTAATTGAAGGAATCTTGTGGAGCCTCGCAATCTTTTGCTTGTGCTCCCCCGGTTCCTTACCGACGACTAGGTAGTTGGTCTTCCTCGACACGTTCTCCTTGACCGTGCCTCCCATGTCCTGAACGAGCAGGTTATATACATGGCGAGGCTGGGACAGGGTTCCCGTGATGACGAAGTTCACTCCCCGCAACGCGGTGCTCTTGGGAACATTGCCCTCGGCATTGGGAATATCTCCTGTCATAACCATTGCCGTCATCTCGTTCCACGTTGGCACGGTCTCCATGTAATTCAGAATTGCCTCGGTCATCAGGGGGCCGAACTCCGCATGACGCTTGTTCCTTAAATCTTCGGGGAAGAGAGTGAGGAAAGCGTAGAGATTGGGGTAAGCATAGGAGAGACTTTCCGCACGGGTGCAACCGACATGGGGAATCTCCATTGCAGTAATCCATTGGGATAATGTTGCATGGTGCTTCCGTTCCTCCACGATTTCAAGGAATCCTCTGTACCCTTGGGTTCCGGGGATTCCGTTGATGAGATTGTCCATCGTGCCGGACATGAGAAGCAGGAACGGGTGGTGGAGGTAAGCAGTTTCTGCGGTCGGAGGCTCTACATCATTCTCCCCGGCGAGCAGTTTGTCTGCAATCATACGTGAGAATACAAGTCCCATGCCATCAATGTCCAGTGCGTTCTTACCACATGCGTATTCCAGCTTGGCCGCTACCTTATCCCTGCACAACGGATTGGTACAGAAGATGTTGAGGTCACTAGAGGATAACGTGGAGCCGCAACAGGGACAGGTCAGAGGGACAACGGAAACCGTATTGCCACAGCCGCGAACCTTGCGGATGTACGGAATAATCTCCCCTGCCTTAATCACCTCCACGGTATCCCCAATGTGGAAGGAGGCCGCATTAGCCACGTTGGAGAGGGTGGCACGGGATACATTGGTTCCACCAATCTTCACCGTATCGAAGACAGCAACCGGGGTAAGAACTCCGGTTCTGCCTACTTGCCAAATGACATCTCGGAGGGTAGTCTCTACTCCCTGCGGGTTGAACTTAAAGGCTACAGCATCCTTCGGGTGATGGGCAGTAGCCTCTCCCGCCGCGGCAATAGCATTCTTCTGGTTCAACTTAAACACAATACCATCAGTGGGATAGGCATTGTCTTCCCGCAGGTACTGAACCATGCCACGGATATATTCATCCGTCAGGGCTTCGCCTTCCGGCCAGACGTTGGGGAGAGTTACGAGGTCAAACATTTCCATCAGCCACTCATGCAGTTCCATGCGGGATTCAACACCTTCCGGGAAGGGACTTGCATCGAACGGGATGAAGGTAATGAGCCAGTCAGACCACTTGAGCTTATTGTTGCGGAGTTGACCAACGGCACAGGCGCGGAGGTTGGAGTACCCCATGCTTTCCACCTGCCCTTCGTTGCTCTTAGCCACAACCACTTCCCCACGGATAGCTCCCGTGTAATTGCCATAACTTGGCGGGGCCATGTAGAGAACCTTATCAAGGGGGATTACTTCCCCCTCGGTTCCGTTGCCACGGGTAACGGCCTTGACGAGCCGCCCCTTTTCAATGTACAGAACGAGGGTGAGGCCATCGTACTTCGGTTCAACCACGACGTCACGTCCGGCAATCCAGCCGCGAAGCTGGTCCATACCAATTCCGTCCTTGCCCTCATGAATCTTGGCGAGAGACAGGACGGGATTGGGATGCCGGAAGGTCTTGGCTCCCCGTTGTACGTCGTCCCCAAGACTATCGAGTTCCTTGGATTCCGGGGAACGGGAACGCAGTTCTTCAACCAGCGTATCGTAAACCGTGTCAGGGAGAAGGGTTTTCCCCTCTTTGTAGTAGGAGCTATTGAAGATAGCAATCACTTCTTCCAACTCCATCACGCTCATGTTTTTAGGATTACCTATCTCCATTGTCGTCTTCCTTTCTGACGGGTATAATACCTTCGCTAATGAGATTGTCAAGTTCTTTCTCTACTATCTTGTGACAATCTGAAGGCGGCATAAGTACAAACTCCAATAAGGTAACATACTCCATCCTCAAAGGGACTGTGTTATACTCGCTAGCTTTCTTCACTAAGTTCTTACAGATTGTCCGAATAATTTTCCGTACAAGTTTACGATATTTCTCCTGTTCACTAGTCATTTCCATTGCTTTATGCTTCGTGAGGCAGAATAATTTTACGGGCGTTGGCTTCCTTCTCGGCAAGCTCCGACTTATCTACGAAGGTAAGAGTAGACTGTTCCATCAGGTTCATGGAAATTACGTTGCTCGTCACGGAGAAGAGACGGAATGCGGAGATGCCTCCCTTCTCTTCATCAATGCGGTCCGGGTCGTTCTGACTGGCATACGCTACCAAGAGGTGAATGGCCATGAAGAGGACGAGTGCCTTAATCATGACGTGGGAATCTGTAAAGACATTGCACGCCTTGCCGGGGTTCTCAAGCTCCTGCATAAAGGCAATGTATTCCTTCACAGTGACGAGGTTCTCGGCGACTTCTGCCATGATGAACTGAACTCCTGCCAGCGGCGGGGGTTCAATATCAAAGATGTTGGCGGCGTAGTCCCCCAGTTCAAGAGCTTTCTCGGCAACCGCCTCCGCGGGCGCGTCGATGGGCAGGTTGAAGGCAGGGACTGCATCCCACTCCCGTTGCAGTCTTTCCTTCAACATGATAGACTTTGGTTCAGCGAGAATGCGGGCTACCTCTTCCTGAATATTATCGAGGCTCAATTCGTTTGGTTCTGTGGTATTCATGTGGGGATAATAGTATCTGGGTTTTATTACTTGTCAAGCTCTTTCTTTTCGTCTTTATCTATTTCATTCAGAAGATTGCAGAGACGTTCCATTTCGGTTGTTCCCTCACATGGAGGGTCGACGCGTAAGGACTTGTTCTTCTTGAAGTCCCAAATAGCTCCGTCGATAACTCTGAACCGATAATGCAGGTCTATTGGTTTAATGAGAAGAAGGGAGGCAGGGGTTACTGCTTTGATAGTACCTGTACATTTATCCTTAATACCTACAAGAACGGAATCCTTCTCGTCCTCCATTACAGTCCATTTACCTATATGTTCTCTACAAATTACCTCGTCCCCCTCCTTAAACTTCCGAAGAGGTGTAGGGTAACATTTGATTGCTTCTTCATGACGGACAACCCCCTCGCCCGGAGGGAAAGCATTTAAGACTTTGTATCTGTAGAAGTTCGGGGAAAGCTCGACTACCATCCCCACGTAATACTCTCCACCCAGTTCTCTGACAATGTAGTCACCGGGGTTGATGTCCTCGTCGATATATTTTTGATAGTCTTTGGGTTCTAACATATTCTTGATAGTAGTGGTTATAACTTTTCGGATTTCGTTCGTATTGTTCTTTTTGTTCCTGCATTATCTTCCGAGTTAAACGGGAAACCCGAAGGAGTGCAAGAAATTGTTGGGTTAAACTCTTAGATTGCATTGGAAGGAACCTTTGTGGAGTGAGAGGATTTCCTCATTGGTCAGGGTCCCCATGTTCAGCCGCATGTCGTCGGGAGCCATCGTCAAAATCGGAGTGCCTTCGATTGATAGGGGGAAGGCCATCTTGGTGGCGAGGACTAGCGAGGGGCGGGCCTTAAACATAGCATCGTAAAGGGTTTCGCTATATCGAACGGCGCGATGTCCTACGAAATAAATTTCCGTGGCATACATGCAATCCTTGCCTCGCCGCGTCTCTGGCGCGTTTAGCCGGAGGATGCGCACCGTGTGGTCCCCATATGCCTTCGGGTCATAAAGTGTGCGGATGATGAAGTGGGTATCTGTCATGATTACCTTGCTGATTCCGAAGGCTTCAATCAGGAACTTAGTCCGCACGGATTGGAGATTGTCAGCCTCCGGATACCGGGGAATATAGAGTTCAGATTTAGTCTTGGAGGGAAGGATAATAGTATCCCAAAGTTCCCCGGTGCTTCCCTCATTATTGCTAGTCCAAGAATGAAGGAGCATGATTTGTTGAGCGAGTGCGATAGGTTTCATATCTGTTTTGTTTTTGTAGAGCGATTTATGGTTTCTAAATATCCAGTTTCCAGCGAATAGTTGGGTACCCGTCCTCACTGGATTCAAGGTAAAGGAAGATGCCGTCACGAGCGATTACGAAGGTCACGTTATCCGGGTCATACCCGCACAGATAAATGTATATATCCTTGACAACCATAGAGTAGGGCAACCTATAGGTTCGTACCGGGAAGATGTTTTCTCCAGTCTTTGATGATATTGTTTGTTGAAGACAAAGTAGCATCCGCTTTTTCCGACTAGATATTTTGAAGCTGATTGCAAGAGGGTCCTGCTCTTTCGGCTTATCGGGGTACGGCTTCCTTCCAGTTGTGGTTTCTGCTTGGCTAAGTATTAGGTCAAAATTCTCCATAATAATTTCTAGCGTGCTTTGAGGTTTCTAATTAGAAGATAGGTCGAGTGAATCCCATGTCTTCAAGGCAACGGGCGAGGCGATTTGCCTCCAGCTGGTGCCGCTTTAGGCGTCGGCGTATGATGTCAATGCCCCACTCTACCAGTAGCTGGAAGACAAACCAGCCCGTGATGATGACACACCATGTAAGGTACGATACGAGAAGTTCACCAGTGGCAAGGAGGTATCCTAAACAAACCAGTGCACTTACGAGGGCAACAATGTCCACTACCGAATGGAGGTGCTCCACGATGCTCCACAAGGCATGAAGCCTATCGGCTCGCCCGATGTGGTGGAGACAGTTCTTGCGGAGGATGACGACGTTAGATTCTTTTTCGGAGGTCATACTATAGAGCTATGTGAGAGTTCTAAGGGTTCAACGGAGTACGAGCTTCACGGTTTCCAGATTCAATTCATCGTGCCATTTGTTGCTCGTAAACTTCACCATGCAGGGGAGGAAGAAACGTTCTGCCAGCTTGCGAACCTTTATGGAGTTAAGTTTATTCATGGATTCCTTATCAGGTGTGAGGAATCGGAAGCGCATATAGGTGAGGCTACCATCAACCATGAAGTCCACCGCCCCCGCTTCCTGCGCAATACGCAACCCCACTTCCTGCCAGTTCTGATTAACCACCGCAATAAAGTGCTTTGCCAGTTCTATAGCATCCCCTACAGTCAGAGCCGCCGTTTCCGCAAGTTTCCACACCGTGCCATTCCACTTCAACTTGTGGAGCCGGACAATGCACGCACCATTGTGTGTGCGTTCCAGTTCGATTGCGTAGGGCCGCATGTACGGCTTAACATACACCGTGCCTTCTCCATCCCACTCGGAAGGCCTGTCTATCCTATGGGATATTACACCAGCCTTAAAAGAAAAGATTGCAGGTTGAAGTTTATTGATTTGATTTGTGAGTTTAAGCCATTCCGTGCGGGAAAGTTCATCACGTTTCCTGCCCTTAATATCAATGTCAAATGCAGTCATAATTTTGTAGTGTTCTTTGTCGGTTCTAAGGGAAAAGATAATACTCTATCAGGTTTTTACTTTAATATGTATGATACTATCCTTCAAGGATATGTGCATAATCTTCAACGCGTTCGGTAGGTACGATATGAAAGCCGTTGCATCTTGCGAGCCATTCAATATCCCGCATTTGCCGGGTAGTGGTTTGTGAATATTCTTTGGTCGTAATATACAGTACTTTACCTTGGCGGTCGATGGTGGCAACGTGCGTTTGATAGGAGAAAAGTCGGGTGCGCTTCCATGACATGGAGCGCAAACGCTCTCCGTATAATCCGGTCCGCAAGGGAGACTTGCCACTTTCTTTTCTGCCTTCAATGTATTCCTTGCCTAATTTTTCAATGTAGGTTCTCATGGTGTTTTGTTATTTGGTTAGAGTTATTTGAGGGTTCTAATAAATAGGGTAGCTGGGGCGGGTTTAGGCTATGCCCTGTATGAGGGAAGGGTGGAAACGGTTGTGTGGTTATAGTCGAAGCGATAGTATTGTGCACCAGTCAGGTTTTTAAGGCCTTGCTTCAAGCTCTCCACTTGCTCTTCCACTTTAACGGCTTGTGTAAAATAGGCGCACACGTAGTCGGAATTGCAAATGCGGTAGTTTGAATCCTCAATTTCTTGAAGCTTGGTATCAAGGCGAACCATATCATTGAAGATTCCTTCAATGAATTTCTCCATGTCCCTCCCGGTGACAATCCGCTTCTGCCCCTGCGTCAGCTCATTGACGTCAAAGTTAAAGGAAATATTCACGGCATCATACATGCCGGGGAGGATATGATGAAACACCACTTTCGACCATGAGTAGTGACTTCTATCTATATAGGCTCGGATTTTAATGTCCGCATCAACGCTTTGTTCGATTGCGGCGGCCAGACAGTCATTCATCATCCGTTCTACTCGGACGTTATAGACCTTGCCTTCAAACTGGCGGAGGCGTTCGGCCACTAGTGCCAGCATGCGGTGAGTAATAAGGGCGGCCAGACCGTAGGCGGCATTATCTCGGACAACCTGTTTCAGGTTATGCCCCATGTTTTTCACCGGGATGACATAGTCATTCTGATTATTCTTCATGAGGTCGTCACGCACCTTGTCTACGGCGGCATCGATAGCGGCATTTGCCCGTTCAGTAAGGGCATTAATGGCGGCGGCACTGTTGAGGTTTGCGGATGTAGTATTCATTATTTTATTCTTTCTATTAGTTTATTGTTGTTTGGTTTATTGTTGCGGGGCTTGTCCCCCCCGCTGGATGATTTCAGTTTAGCAGATTTTCTTATCTTGTCAAATACTTTTTTATAGAGCGGCGTAGTTATTCACGGTCTGTAATTTATGATTGGTTTATTGTTAAACCCCGGAATCCCCGGAACCCGTTGCACCCGATATCCCCCGCATTCCGGGGGCGGGAATTATTCCTTTGTCTTTCTACTTTTTCTTTCTATTTGGTTAGAGTTATTTGACGGGTTCCGGGGATTCCGGGGTTTAAATGTTCCATGTGGAACAATTTTGATTCCCCGGAACGTGCCGCAAATGGTTTATATTCTTCCAGTTGCCAGCGTTTGGCCGTGCATCGTCCGAACCCAGAAGTTAACGATATCACGGGGACGGGGGGATACATTGTGGCCGTTCATATTGGTGAAAGTATGCCCCATTTCTACCAAGCCAATCAGGTTGCGGATAGTACTACGCAGGGTTTGATTTCCTTTCAGGTACACCTTTACCCGGCTACCGTCCGTAAGCCTGAGTTCAAGGTAGCAGTTAGTCATCCGGCAACCCGGATTTATCCATGACAAGACGGCACCCATGTAGCGGGGCAGGACATAGTATTTTACACAGTCACAGGGCAAGCCAAAGGCGGGCGTGCTGGTGAAATGTGCTTCCGGCTGGTCGTCCACAGGGCAAACTAGGAAATAATCTTTTTCCCACTCTTCAATGTTTTCAAGGTCTTCATCTCTCATATCTTCCTTGCCTTCTCCATATTCAAGGGGATAGATTGCCCATTCTGGAATGTCATGGATAAGGGCATAGTCTGATACTTTAAGCACTTCCGGTTTAGTTGTAGTCTTCATAATATGGTTGCTTTCTATTGTTTTGTTGTTGGTTGGATATTGTAGGGCGGCGTAGTTATTCAATGGGAAGCGGGAATAATTGAGCATGCGAAGCTTTAGCTACTGGCTGGCAGAACCGTTGTTCCAGATACTGGTTAATTTCCTTTGCGTCATAGGTACACCAATCTCCTAACTCCCTTTCATTCACCGCCTGCCACAAGCGCACAATGTCAGAATCATCTATTGCGGGCAGGGCGTCCCAGGGATATATGTTAAGCAGGGCGGCAATGGGGCGTGCATGCGAGGATGACTTAGCGAAGAAGATAAGGGACAGAAGGCCGTCACCGTTTTCGTAGAATGCCCATGCCGGGATTTCGTTGTCTTTCAGTTCAATTTGAGTGTTCATGATATAGTGTTGTTTAGGTTTGAGGTTATGCGGGGGCTTGTCCCCCGCTGGATGATTTTAGTTTAGCAGATTTTCTTATCTTGTCAAATACTTTTTTAGGGCGGTGTAATTATTCAATGGTGTAACTCATTATTGAGCAGGGGATTGTGCATCATCTTTGAGCATATCCAGTAGGAGATTCAGCACAATTTCCCCGGCTTCTTCTATTTCTTCCCGGCACAAGTGGTTGCATAACTTTAAAGTTTCTGCCGCTAAAAGCATATCCTCGCTAATGTCTTCAACTACTTCCGCAGGTGTGCCTTTAGGGATACGGGCAACTAACAATGTATCATATATGCCTGCCCCATAATAGGCTTGCACAGTGGGAGATATTCCCGGAAGCTTTTGAGAGAGTATGCTCTCTATTTCTGTTTTGAGTTTTTGAGTTGTATTGTTCATCTTTTCTATTTATTAGCAGTTCATCCGTCATACTGTAGCCTTTTCTTCCACAATGCACACGCCCGCATCTTCAAGGGCAAGGCATAGTGGGTCTGAAATAAAGGCACGGCTGACTACCATTTCACAGGGGCGATAGCTTTCAATGTCTATTGTCCGCATTTCCCCAGATTCCCGGCACCTGACAAGTAGGCTTGCCTTGCTTCCCGTTTCCGTTGCTAGTGCGGCGATTAGTCCTAGCTCTTCATCATGGCGTGCGGACAACTGGAAAAGGTAGGGGCGTGTTTCCCGGATATGGGCGGCTAAAATATCGATTGCCGTTTTCTTTTCGTCTTCATTCATGGTTTTATTTCTTTCTATTGTTTTATTGTTGGTTGGATATTGTAGGGCGGCGTAGTTATTCAGCTTTAACGGGTTTCATATTCATTGAATGATACGCAAATAAGATACATGTTGTGAATTAGAATGCCGGGTATCTTCTACCTGTTGGACGTTTTCAATGCCGAAAGGGAACCATGCTATCTTTTCCGCTAGCGATAATCTTTCAAGGGTTAAATACGGAGATTCATCCACGGATGAAATTATCATAACGTCATAAGCACCAATCCGATAGATAGAAAACGTATCTTTCAGGTACATACTTCCCGGCTTGGCCGTCTTGTCCTGTAGTACTTCCGAAGCCGCCCACATGGCGGGGGAAAGGGTATACTCTTTTCGGTGCAAGGAATTAAAGCTTTCAATGGCGAGGTGAACTTTTCCGTTGCCTTCTACTTTTATTTCTTTTCTGATATGTAATTCTGATATGTCTTTCATGGTTTAGTTTTCTTTCTATTGTTTTATTTTATAGAGCGGCGTATCTTTTCAGGGTTCAATAAATCTCTTCCAGCTCTTCCCATTCACCCGGCCGGGTGAAGAAGGTTTTAAGTTCTGCGTACTCGTGACATGCGCCCGTGTACTTGCTATAGGAAACCATGTCATAATCCCCCGTTTCCTCGTCATATCTGGGCAATCCCATATCTATACAGAAATCTTGGTATGAGCCACAATCGGATTTACACAGACAAGCAAGTACGTCATAGGCGGTGGGCGTCTTGTGCTGGTTGGCATGGGACTGGAAGAACGTGATAAAGATTGCTTGCCTTTCGCCCTTTTGCCTGTCTTCCCGCCGCAGGACAATTTCCCATGTACTATGCGGCTCTGTATCCCACAAGGGGACATATCTTCCCTTATACTTTCCGGTGATTCTGATTCCGCAATTTTCAAGGAATCTTTTTGCGTGTTCTGTATATATGCTCATTGTCTTATTTCTTTCTATTGTTGTTTTTTGGTTTTTGATTTTATAGGGTAGCGTAACTTTTCAAGGGGGGGGATTATACCCGGCTCACCAGTTTGAGAACCAGACTTAACCCGTCATCATAGGTGGGTACCATGTGCCGCCCTGCCCCATAGGTCTCACATTCTGCGGGCGTCAGATAGTAGCGGTGGACGAAAAAGGCAGGACTAGGGCGGCCGTATCTGTCATAGTCCCATGATTCAGGGGCCTGCGAGTTGTCCCACTGTAGCCATGCAACGGGAACATATCCGTATGAGGAATACAACTCTACGAGCTTATCAGTTGAAAGTGCGAAAAGCCACTTGCCGCCCTGCTGACGGATAGAGCCGAAAACGTCATCCAGTGGGACTACGGCACCCGGGTTTTTGACTAGGGTGGCAATCTCGCCAGTGGGAAGGATTGCCCACACGGCGAAGACGCGCCCGCCGTCACTATCTCCTGCAATATAGGCAAACCGTTTCGCCCCTTCATAATAGTCCGGAGAATGTACGTCTACGGCCCCTTTGATTCCTTCCGGGTGCAAACCCTTGAAGTGGTTAGCAAGGCCCGTGAATGTGGTGGCGGGCAATTCAATAATCTGATTCTTCATTGTTCTGGTTCCTTTCTTTCGGTTGTGTTTCTTTTATTGTTCCGGGTTGTTCCCCCGTTGATGATTCCACTTTAGCAGATTTTCTTACCTTGTCAACTAGTTTTTTGTTTTGTATGACAAAATCGTAAGTTATTCATCCGCAATGTTGAAGGCCTTGCGGGCGTTGTATCCCATGCGCTCAATTTCCATGATTGTATCAACTTCTCCGGTGGGATAGATAACGGTGGTATGTGCAACCGGACGGCCCGCCTCGTGCCTCAAAAACTGGTGGATGTCCGCAACGTCATAGTTAACGCCCTGCCACATGTCAATCATGTCCAAGTCCGCAAGGGACGGTTTAACGTCCCAGGGGAAAATGTCAAACACGGCGGCCACAGGGCGGGCGTGTGTGATTGTTTCGGCGAAAAGCACGAGTGACAAGATTCCGGAACCGTTTTCGTAGATTGCCCATGTGAGAGTTTCACCGCCATTTAAGTTAATCTGATTGCTCATTGTTTTATTTCTTTCTATTGTTTCTAAGGGTTGTCCCCCGTTGATGATTCCACTTTAGCAGATTTTCTTACCTTGTCAAATTGTTTTTTGTTTTGTATGACAAAATCGTAAATCGTTGACGGTTAGATGATAAAGGAAGCCGTGTACTCTTTTGTACCGTCACCCGTCCCCCGGTTCCCCCGGTTCCCCCTTTTATATATAGTGTAGGGCATTCTTTTGTATTCTTTTGGCTTCTTTTGGCATTGTAAATGGTTAAATGTTCCACATGGAACATTTGCATTTATGCAATCGGGCAATCGGGCAATCGGGCAATCGGTTTGTTGTGGTGGGATAGCGGCTTCAACGGCTTCAACGGGTTCAACGGGCAATCGGGAAGGTTTGTTGTGGTGGGATAGCGGGTTCAACGGGTTCAACGGGTTCAACGGGTTCAAGATAGTTAAGGATTCATAACTATTAAGGATTCTTAAACATTCCTCCCTTGTAAGTGCCGTCTAACTTTATAAGTCCAGCCTAACTTTTAAGTTTGGACTAACTTTATAAGTCCAGCCTAACTTTTAAGTTTGGACTAACTTTATAAGTCCAATCTAACTTTTAAGTCTGGTCTAACTTTTAAGTTTGGTCTACAATCTTTTGAAGATAGATAGTCCGATATTTGACTATCTGACGGCAAAACCGCAGGGACTGGCCGCCTGCCGATTGCACTTCTACAGGTACGCAAGATATAGGGGCGTGACAATTTGACATACCAGATATAGGGGCTTTACAAAATTGTAAAACTTTTAGTCCGATATTTGACTATTAATGAAGGGAAGGATACCTATACCCGCATGGGTATGCTTCACATGTTGTTGATACTTAACCCGTCCAGAGTTGAACAATTTGAGGGCAAGACCCTGCCCCTTTTCTGCCTTCTCCAGCACCTTCAATTTCAATCCCTATCGGATTAGTAGGATTACCATTTGCCGATTTTGCATTATATGTATTATGCGAAGTATGGAAGCGGATTGCTTAGAGTATCAACGAGTTACGCATATCAGGGTGCCAGTGGGAAACAGACTTTGCACCCTCGGATTCCTAGGAGACCAAGGCACACCGTCTCCCTAC